TCAAAGACAACCCTTGTCTTTGAGCCCGAAGACCGTCAGTTACCCCTCTTACCTGTTGAAGATAGATCTGATACGGCGTCATCTCGACGAGCCGAGGGGTGATGTTCGTCGTGTTTCTTGCGTTCCTAGTAGCCATTATTGCGGTCCACGTGCTCCAGAGACTTTGGCCGTGTCAGGGCCTCCTAGCCAAGGCGGAGCCACTCTGCTTGGAAGAGGGGGATAGCTTCCTCCTGAACCGATCCTGCGTTCGGCCCCAGGCATGCGATCCACAGCCGCGTCAAACTTGGACACGGCATCTTCAAATTTCTTCGTCGTTTGCCTCTGATCGAGCGAGTTGATAGTGCTCAACGCGGAGGTGAAGTCCACTTGTCCTGATTTTACGAGCTCCAGGAGTTTGCGCCGCTGTTCCCCGGTTTCGATCATTGGCGCGATGATCTCCATGACCTTGCTAGTTTCCAGATCCTCCGGAACCTTCAGCGGATCGTCTAGGAGTCGTCCGCCACCAAGGCCTGCTACATACTGAAGACCGATGCGATGCATCGCCTCTTCATCTCCTGCTTTCAAGGCCTTCTGGAATTCTCGACGAAGCTTGGAATCGGTGATCAACCTTCCCTTGCTCGACTTAAGAGATTCCATGCTGATTCCGAGATCGAACGCATCGTTAGAAATGCCGATCGTCCCTTGCTCAGCTGCTCGGCGGATCAGAGCGTTGATTGCATCTATGGCGTCAGCTCCGGTCTTGTCTCCTATAACCTTCTTCAAGGCCGCATAACGGGGATCTTCCAGGATCTGGTCGATCGTCCCAAAACTAAGCTCTCCGGATTGCTTCAGGTTATAAGCCGCGCCTACGGCAGACATGGTGTCGAGCAATCCGAGATTTTCGGATCCCACAGTTTGCTGGAACGCCCTAAGGACCCTGGACTTAGCCGTCATAGGTTCTGTTTCGGTCAGGACAAATCGAGATGCCCTTCCGGTCTCTTCCATGAACGTTCTATAGGCAGACGTGTCGTCGGTGTTCAGAACTCGAGCACCAGCTTCACCGAAGTAGTCTCTGTTATTGCCAATAACCCTGGTCAAAGCTCTCCTTCTCTCTTCCGGAGTCGTGGCTCGGAGGAATGCTCGGGCATCGGCGTCGCCTTGTCTTGCCAGCTCATTGATCTTTTCAACGACGGAGGTTGTTGTGCTCGACAGTCCGTCGAAGAGTCCGGTCCTAATAAGACGGAGAGGCTCATTCGTTCTCGGCTCAGTATCGAAGAGAGTCGACACGTCGGAGACTCGTAAGCCTTTGCCGATCGTTCCTCCGAACTGAAGGGAGTCAACGACTTCCTGTACGGTGTCCGCCAGAGATCCGGACAGTTGAGTGACCGGGAAAACAAGGTTCTCAGCTATGCCTTCTGTCAGGTTACGGCCAAACCGCATAAGGGAATGGACAGTACGTCCAATCCGACCACCGTAAGCGAAGTTCTGAGAAATGGCTTGCCGCATCTGTTCCGCAGAGAACTTGTCCGCTCCTCGGAGCCGTTGAGCAAGTGTCGTCGGGTCGGCCATAGTTGCTTGACTCATGATGATACCCATAGCCTCATCAGGGCTTAGGCCCATCATATGAGTCAGAATTGGCACAAGGGTTTCAGCATCAAACTTGCCGTTCGCATTCCTAGCGATAGGCAATTGACTCAGGATCGATACGGCCTGATTGATGATTGCCGACGGGCCTTGTTCACTTAATTGTCTACCGGCCATCTGAGAGCCGAACAGCGACATCTGACCCATGACTCGGAACGGATCCATAGCCACGCTGTGGCCGAACTGCCGAATCGTATCGGTGAAGCTCTGATTGAAACCTGGAATGGCTCCGCCTGCGGCTCCACCAATGTACTGGTTGTAGAGACCCATCAAGTTGTACGGTGTCTGAGCCGCCCTCACCATGGCAGACATGGTCGATTGAGTGGCCCCTTCGAGGCCTCCCATGCGGGCCAGCTGAGCTGGTGACAGAAGGCCAACGCGTTGTGCTGCGGCAAAGCCAGAGTAAACATTAGCTGCGGCCATTTGGCCCAGGTACGGCGTCATACCTGCAGCCTGGAACATATACTGGCCTTGGGCCCCAACCGTGTTCATCAGTCGCTGAATGGAAACCCCTGCCTGAGATGCCAGATTTCCCAGACCCCGATAGGCCGCAGCCGCGTTGCTGAATTGACCTCCTGTAACTGAGGCACCAGCCAGGTTGAGCTTCGACAGCTCTTCGATGGCGTTCTTGATATCCGGATCCTTGGAGATCGCCATGATGAGCTTGATCTGCTCGGCGACATCCTTGACCCGTTGTGTAATCTGCCTCGCCTTGACGTTGTCCATGAGGCCAGCTCGGGCCGACATATCCGCAATGGCTGCGTAGTCAGACGTCGAAAAGGCCATGTCCTGGATACCGGCCCGGGTAATTTCCGACGCCATCTCATACGATTCCCGGAATCCAAGACCGCCCCCGGTTACCGGATTACCTGCGGCATCGACAAAGCTTGCGCCGGCGAAATTGCGGCGAAGATCCCTAGCCTGCATTCGAGTGTTGATGTAGGGATTCCAAAGGGCCTTCTGGCCTCCCCATAGAGCTCCTTGGGCAGCTGCAATAGGAAGCAGAAATCCGCCAGCCACGCTTCCGACAACACCGGCTGCAGCGCCCATACCGGCCGCCGCCGCGCCTCTCAATCCGATTGCAGAGGCTAATCCTCGGCCGAAACCTGAACCGACAGCTCTACCCAAACCAGAGGCAATGCCTCCTCCGGTGAAGTAACCCCCGAAGGTTCTAGGCCCCAGCAAGCGAAAGGCACCGCCAAAGGCCAGGGCAGGAGCCAAGATCCGTTGGCCGGCCCAAGCCAGAGAGTCGAACGGTCGGGCAGAAATACCTTCGATAGACGGCTGCTGCTCGTCGATCGGATTCCCCCAAATTGGCTCTTCGACAAACGGATTGAAAAGCCTGTTCACGCCTCCGAAGAACCCGACGCGACCGTACTGATTGTACGGCTGTGTTCCTGAGTATCGAGGGCGATAAGGGGCCTCATAGCTAGGAGTCAGAAGGCTAGGATCCATGCCCCAGCCTGGATTCATATAAGCCGGATTCATCGGGCTCGAGAACGAGCCTTGAAGACCAGGTGACCGGAAAATGTCAGGAGGACCGAAAGACGGAAAATATGGCAGCATACGGGTATTTTAGGACGATGCCAGCTCAGTTTCAGAGGATTGGATTGGTATAAGAATTAAGAAGTAAAACACTCTCTGGAGGAGTTCGTATGGCTAAATTCAAACTTTACCTATACTTCGTTTCTAGGGCCGATTGGGTGGGCAACATCATGAAAGAAGGCCTGAAGCCGACTTCAATTCATGGAAGCGATGAAAAAGGGATACTGCTCTTCTTCAATCCTGCCGATGCAAAGCAGCATGGCATTCACGAGCTAGGCGAAGACGCACACGTTCTTCAGGTCAACTGCACTGGCTTGAAGCCGACCGCATTCCAAGACTTCTACGAGCTTCGTGAGAAAGCTACGAATCCCGTGCTTGGTCAGCACATCTTTTTCACAGAACCGATCGATCCGGTTCGCATCAAGGATCTGTCCGTCATTCAGGAGGAAGCTTTATGAATTCCCTGTCGGAAATCCCCACTCTGTTCCTTCCTCTCTACGTCATCGCCGCCTTGGCGATTGCGTATTTGACTGACCACGAATGATCTTGTCACAAACAGCAGTAGGACCTATGATCAATGCCGAAAATGTCGTCGGAGGTCTTTGTCGCCTTCCGTAGCATCGGAGTCGAAGAGGCCCAGGCTCAAGCAGCCGCGGAAGCTCTGAACAGATCGGATGAGATCGTGGACACGCTAAAAACAGACATGCTCGCTTTGAAGTGGATGGTCGGGACGAACGTCGCCTTGACCCTGATACTTCTTGGGAAACTCCTTCTGCTTCCATAACAGCAGAAAGGGCCGCCTTATGGGCAGCCCTTTTTTCGCTTCTACGGTTTTTGTAGAAGTTTGTCGACTCCGGAAACGTGTAGTTTCCCCATCTTGTCCTTGAACAGCTTGAGCTCCGAGTTTTTGACGACGTTCTGATAGTACTCCAACATCTCCATCTCTTTCGCGGTTTGCTCAGGCAGTTCGACGTTCAGCAGCAGAGATAGTGTCTGAGTCCAGATGGTCTTGATGGCCTTGGCCCAGTCTCTGCGCCTGTTCGGATCCTCGATGCTCGGATTGGTCAGCGTCAGCAGCATGACCATCTCCAATTTTTTAGCCTCGAGTTGAGCCTCTTTGATGAGGTACTCCCTGTAAACCCGATCTTGAATGGTGCCGAGCTTCGGAAGTTTGACCCCCGAGAGATGCAACTTCATCCGCTGCATCGCCCAGGGGTGTTTTAAAAATTTTCCTCACCGTCCTGGCACGCGGCGTAGACCTTGGCGTCGAAGTCGTTCAAAGCCGTCAGGAGAGCTCCGATCACTGGGCCCGGCAGGCGTTTGACGAACTTAGCTCGATCTTCAACAGACAGAGATCTCAGATCCTTGCCTTGGAACATAGCCAAGCCATACTGAAGGTTCAGGACCGCCCTTTTTTCCGTCAAGGTAGAGACCAAGTTAGCCTTAGTGGCGTCAACCACCGCGGAAATTTGCTCGATCTCCTCTGCTGTGCGGGTACGGAACCGAACGCGCAGTTTACCACGAACCGTGACGTCTTCCGAATACTCTCCGGAGAAAATGATCTCATCGAAGATACGGGCAAGCTCGTCCGGATCATACTTAGGCGTCTTTTCACCCTCAGCCTCTTCGTTCTCATTCTTTTCGGCCGCAACCTTTTCGTCTTCATCTTGTGACGCCACAAGGGTGGGGTCGAGCTGAGCCGCGGGCTTTGCAGTTGGCTTACTCACTGCCCCTAGTGCGCCGGCACCCTTACGGGGCTTAACTTCCACCGGGTCGGTGAACTCAAAATCTGACATGTCGTATTCCTTTCTGAAATCAGAGTTTAATCAAAATTCAAAGGCGGATGCGTCATCTGCCGCTGCCGCCTCATCTACGTAGATGAATTTACCGCATTGTATCATGTACGCGACGTTGGCGAAAACAATACTGTGCAGCCAATCATCACAAGTTCCTTCGTCTTTTCTGTAAACACGTCTACCGGACAGGGTTATTTCTTCCGTTACCGACAGAGCGTCTTTCCAGAAATCAGCCATGATTTCCCAGCATGGCGTTTCGAACTTTGAGATGCCCATCTTCGACTTGATGATCATCGTATCCATGTTCTGAGTCCGGTCAGCCGAGAAGAATCCGCCCGCCTTGTCAAAGCGCAAGGCATGCTTAGCGGCTACGTATTGAACCAGGTGAGCTCGGTCGGCACCTAGGTCACGTTGGAAGATCTGGCCTTGGAGCACACCAACGCCTCGATCAGATCCCAGCATAGAACATTTATACTGGCGAAAGAGGTACTTCGCCCTTTCAACCTGTTCGAGAATGTCGATTCCATCCAATCGCTCAGCGTAGAGCAAGTAGCACTTACCCAGCGAATCATATCCAAGCACAGAGAAGACCGTATACGAATCCGTCGAGCCGCTCACTGACCAGTCGCAACCGAGGAACGTGCATATGATGTTCCGATCGTCCATCGGGAAACCTTTGTCGAATTCCCGGCGGCTTGGGTTGCAACAGGCCATCGCCTCTTTGAGAGAGAGGATTCGACCTGAGAGGCCGCTAGGAACCCCGAAAACCTCGTTAGCGAGCTTGGTCTGATTGTAGGTCTTGACCTTGGTTTGAATGTCTTTCCATTGCTTCGGCCTGGATCGGGCGGGGATGATGACCTGAGGCAGGTGAAAGCCTAGGTGATCCTTCTCAGATGGCCGTCCCGCCATCCAGGTGCCGTTCTTGACGTTGAGAAGCTTACCACAGTAGACACACCCAGGGCCTTCTGGATTGTCCGTCATTTTCAAGCACGCTTCGAACGTGTTGGGGATTGTGTAGCGGTTGCAATGCTCGCACTTAATCACCCACTCGCTCATGTTCGAGCGTTCGAATTTGATCGTAAGCGTGTTGTTGGACGTCTTGGCCGTGCCTGTGTTGCGGATGAAGCCGTAATCGGATGCCGACAAGGTTTCTGCAAGAATGGGTCCGGCTTCAAGGCTCTGATCCTGGATCTCGTCGTTAAAAAGAGCGTCCGCCGAAATACCACGAATCCGGTCGGCGTCCTGTTCCGTGTCCGCATAGCCAAGGAAGATTCGGCTACCGTTGTTCAGCGACTTCTCGAAGATGTTTTTTCTCGAGGAGGAGTCGATGAAGTGCTTCTTGACGATAGGGGAGTTCAGAAACGGGTCTAGATACTGGGTTGAGAAGCGGGATGTTTGCTGCGCAAGAGGGCTGATGAACAGCGTCGAAAAGAACGATCGAATTATGCTGTTCGACGTGATGTTCCCGCCGAGGGACACGGACTTCCCAATCTGCCGCCCAGCCATAAGCGTCATCTCGGGTGGCGAGATGTCATAGATCAGCTCGAAAGGTTTGTACTCCTCTAAGTCGAGAGGCTTTCCTTTGAGTTGAAGGATAGCTTTTGCGAGCTGGGAGGGTTTAAGTTTAAGGATTCGTTCAACAGCCATGTATTTACGATTTGATACCCGTATTATAGCCTTTTGCCTCAAATCCCCAATTTCACACTGTTTTAAGCTCCTTCAATTCAATTCAGAAGCCCTCCTGTTGGTATAAGAACTACGAAGACATTCACGTCTTCTTCGCCGAACCTATCGGCAACTCCCTTAACTGCGAGGAGTAAGCTGGCAATGCGAGCCGTAATATCGGCAATCTATCCTGTGCTCATCCAGCCATTCATCAGCACCGAGGAGGTCCGTTATTACATCAACGGATTCTATGTCCACAGTGATCCAAACGAAGGTCTTCGGATCGTCGCCACCGACGGTCACCGATTGGGTGTCTTCCACGACCGCGAAGGTTTGTGGGAAGGCCCGACGAACGCCGGGATGATCGTCAAGCTAAGCAAGCCTGCGCTCGACATTCTGAAGGACAAGAAGTCCAGGACGCCGCTTAAGAAGTGGCTGGTTGTTGAGGGCGACATCAAGGCTAACTCCGCGACGATCATCGAGGGGGATGATCCTCTGGACAACCCGAGGCTTGTGGCAACATTCCACGACGTCCTCATAGATGGAACCTACCCCGATTACACCAAGGTTGTTCCTTCCATCACGAAGCGGGACTTCAAACCGGCCAGCTACAACCCGAAGTATCTCGCCGACTTCTCTCGGGTCCTGCCGAAGATGGGGGCCCGGTGCATCCGCCTTGTCTCGGAAGACGAGGCTGGCCCATCGCTCGTTCTGACGAGCCGAGATGACTTCTTCGGTGTCCTGATGCCTATGCGGCCGGGATGGGAAGAGTCCAACTATTATCCGGACTTCTGGACCCGCAAGCCTTCTCACAAGGGGATGAAGCTGGTCAGAGGTGGAAAGAAGAAGTCGGCTGCCTTGGAGGAGGTCGAAACCAAAGTGGCGGAAACCAACTCTCAACCGGACGCTGCCTAGTCTGCGACCGTCTTGTGGCCGCCGGCGTCAGGAAGATGCTGGCGGTCTTCAACTTACCCGTTTGTTAATAACTCTCTGAAGGAGTGCATCATGAAGCTGAACTGGAACAAAGTCGTCTTCGTCGCTGTGAGCGCGTTTGCAGCGATCGGGTTTGTCGCATCCGTCGTAGCAAATCAGGAGCCTCTCCCTGCTCCGGAACGCATCCAAATCCTGTACGTCCCAGCCGAGTAAGGAGTCTGAGATGTTCTCAAAGCTTGCGAAAGCCGTAACGTGCCTTGCTGTCCTTTTGGTATACGCGGCTCTGCTCTCCCCGGCTTATGCCCAGCAAGTCAACGTCGTACACGTCCACCCGAGCGGGTGGGTTGACTACGTGTACTTTGATCGAGGGAGGGGTCGGTACCTGTACTCAGCCTTTGACTCAAACTCGATCTACGAGAGGCATGGCCTGACCTTCGTGAATGTCAGGCAGTACTATCGTACCGAGATAATCACGAAGGCCAACGAGGATTACGCAGACGACGTTGTAGACTTCGACCCTGCATACGATCACATCTACGCTCTTGACTGTGTGAACGGTCGATATCTGACTGTTCGCACGGAAGAGTTCTATCAAAGTGGCAACAGCCGAGTGTTCGACTTCACCGGACTCCGTCAACCCTGGATACGGATACACAGGTATGATGACTTCTGGTTTCTAGCAACCAAAGTCTGCTAAGTAGTCACTTGGGCCCTTTTCAGGGCCCTTTTCTTTTGGAGACCAGTAACGTGAAGCTGTCTAACGGTTACACCGTCAACACAATTCCTGACTTCTCGAACATCCCTTCTGAGCAAAAAGAGCGTTGCCGGCAGTGGATTGATGCTTTGCGTTCAGGAGAGTATCGTCAACAAACTGGCGCTCTGAAGGTTCCTGAAGGTTTTTGTTGCCTTGGAGTAGCCTGTGACGTAGCTCGTAAGAATGGGTTCGGAAAATGGAGGGAGTTCAAAAAGGTCTCCGTGTACGCTGATGAAACCGGAGAATCTAATGTCGTCCTAACTAAGGGAGTGCAAGACTTTTTCGGTATTCTTGGTCCGGACGGTTTCCGGATAACCCTCTCACCTCCTGGACTAGAAGACTTCAGAACGTGGAGGCTCGTAGATCTTAACGATGGAAAGATAGCATCTTTCACTGAGATCTCCGACATCATCGAAATCGCTATCAACGGTGGCCTTAACGTAGCTTCGGTTTCTTAAACCTCTGTGCCTCGAGAGGCCTTTTCCTGCATCTTCAGAAAGAAAGGAACGATGATCCATGCAGATCATTGCTCAGCAATCGATTCCCAAAATCGAAGACTCCGCCGCCAGGGTCACGGTCATTCTTCGTCGACATGAAAACGGTACCTACTGCACTCAGATCCGCAATGATGATACCGGAAACTTCTTTTCCGGTCATTACGACCTATCCCTGCCAGAAGCCTGGGCGGATTTCGGCGAACGGATCTCGGACATCTGGCCTCGGCTCGACGGTCGATACGTCCCCGAGCTCCCTCCTCTCATCAAACCTAAAGAGATCACGCTGATCCGTGCAACCGGGCCGTTACGAGGAGCGTCGGTCAATGTCGACGAACCGATTATCGTCAGAACCTACGATGAGGCCGATCGGGTGATCCGTAGGATCGCCGAGACGGCTCCGTTGGAGGGAGAAGGGTACGACAAGGTCGACATCGTCGTGGCGTTCGAGGACGGCCATGTCTTCCATGGCCGTTACGATGCGGTTCGAGAGGATCGGTCTCGGTCGGAAATGCTCCAGCAGCACATACGTGAGCACGCCCAGTTTCTGGCGGGGCTCTACAGGCCGTCCTGGGTCAACAAAAACAAGGACGGCGAGGAGATCTATCTCCAGGCCATGGCCAGGTATGAGAAGGACGGCACGGCCCAAGCAGCCCGAGAGTTTCTCGCCAAGTACGACGTCGGTCAACGGACGGGTTGACAATGTCTACCGGGTCCGCAAGAGAGCAGCAAAGCACCATAGACGATAGCAACGCTAAGCTGCTCTCTCTCATATCGGAGATGGGGGTTCCGGCTCCCGTCGTCTCCGCGCTGCTCGAGATGGGTGGTCATCAAATGAACCTGGACGATGCCAGGTTTCTAAGAGGGCCGATCCTCTATCACAAGGGTCCGAGCAACTGGGGAAAGACCATCCCGAAATGGATGTTCGACCAGGTGCGGGCAGAGCGTACCGAGATTGCTCTTGGTAAGCTCCGTATGCCGGTCGGGCCCACCGAAATTGCCGTGGTCATGTACCCCGCGGCCATGGAGGCACCCCTTCACTACCTCTCGACCCAGCTCTACCTGTGGGCCTCCACACATGCGGCGGCCCGCTACTATAGGAAGCCGGTCGAGGAGTACTGGAAAATGCTCAATCAAGAACCGATTCCTGACAGGGAGGTTCTCGAACCCAAAGGCCTTCTCTATCAACATTACAAGGAACTGGCCTCCGAGATCCGTCGTAAGGTCATCAATGCACAAGTCAGGAGGGAGAGACACCAGAAGAGCATGGAAAGAAGGAATGTGGTCCGCCACAGAAAGCCCTCTCGAACCTCAGAAATCCCTATCGAGGTCAGTGAACCGAAACCACCTGGGCGGAGGTCTAGCAACCATGACGTTCAGCCTAGCCTCTTCTCGTGGCTGCTAAAAGGAATCGTTGGCGAATGAGCAACCCAGTAACGAAGGATTAACCAATGTCTGCTTACATAGTCGAGAACGGCACTATTCAAAGAGCTCTTTACGCTCTCCAATCTCTTCGAAGGCCGTTTTATGGCAAGGATCTCACAAAGGACGAAGACCTTGCCGAACTCGGTCAAGAGCTGTACCGGCTCAACACCAAAGCGGTGAACGCCCGCTATCGCAGTAGACGACGGGTTCCGAAGTACGTGCACGAACCCGTCGATCCAACAACGTCGGTCATGCAGCTCTACAAATCCCTTTGCTGCCTCATCTACCAATGCTCGGAAGACAAGGCCGACAGAACCTTCCTATACAAGGAACTGTTGCGAGCAAGGGCCGACCTGGCCGTTCGACTGCTATCCGAGACGCAGGAATATCGCGCCTGTGGCTGGTTATAAGCGTGCAATCAAACTAGGCCTTGTTACAAGGCCTTTTTTAGACGACGGCTATATTTTGTCACTTCAACAAATTGCAAATCCTTGGTATAAGAGTTGCGGACAAAGGATAGTTATAGCCGGCTATTCAGTCCTCTCTCTTTAGCCTTTTTACTAGAGGTATTGTTTTAATATGTCCAACGTTACTACGACCAAGTTCATCGTCACCTCGACCGACACCGAATACAGCATCCCTGGGAACTGGACTGCCCAGCAGATCAAGGATAACTATGCATCCCAGGTTCCCGGTATCACCAACATGGTGGCTGAAGAAACCTACGAGGATGGCGGTGCGACCCGTCTGATCGTTTTCAAGCCGCGCACTGGCAACAAGGGCTGATAGCTCCGAGCTACGGGCTTGAATCGTGAAATAGGGCGCCCTTCGGGGCGTCCTATTTTGTTCGGCTTTTTTTAGTCACAGGTAGGAGCGGATTACAAAAAGCCGAACCTCGTATTCAAGGAATCATAATGCGAACAGCACTTATACCTCATGTAACGACAGGGCCACGGGCCCGAGCCATCAGGATACGGAGCGAATGTAGTCGACGCATTCAACAGTATTGCCGAGACAGAGTTATCGAACTGAAGCTTGCCACTAAGCAGTTTTCATACGACTTCGACTTCACCTCTGGCGGCACACCGACACGACGCTCTCTGGTACGCTTCAAGACTCTGCTTTCCCGGGCCATCGAAAAACAGCTTCCCTATGTGGAATACACTCAGAAGCCGTTTTTCGAAATACTGGGCCGATCAACTTTCTCAATCACTCTGTTATCCCGGCCAGTCCGATACTCCGGAAGCTACTATGGGTTTTCCAGGCTGGATATTACTTCTAAAAGACTGCTTTGCGAAGATAGTCGCTTTGGTAAAACCGTTGAACGTTACGTTCAATATCTCAGGTACATATGTTTGAAGCACGCCGTACCGATTTCGATCCATTCCTCTGGACATTCTCATCTCTCTGTAGAATCCAGGGCCAGATATTATGAGATTCTCAGTTCAAACTATGACGCATTAAAAACAGAGTCTCCGGAGGTACAGTACGAGGTCAAAATCATGGCTCAAATCGTGTACTGGAGTCATCTTCCGTACAACGACCTGGTTCGGGCTAATCACCCCCGTCTACTGTCGCTGGATGAGTTCATCGCAAACCGGCTCGAGCACGAGCCGGCCAGTACGGTGTTCTCACAATCTGAGTGGCATTCGAAAAATATCGCAGATGAACCCCTCCTGAGTTCGAAGGATTTTCTAGAAGGATATAGTCGTTACTGGGTTCCAGAGAAGGTATTCTACTACCTCCCTCAGATCATATCCACTCTTCGAACTTTAACCCGTAAGACCAGCTATGTTTCTTCAGCTTTTAGCATCGGAGCTCCTGAAGGCTCCTGACCTCAATTCCGACCTAGTTGATGGAGAAGCTGTAGTCTCTCGCATTCCTAGGATTCAAACTCTCGAAGATTTGGAGGTGCTTGGAAAGTACCGGCGCAGGACCTATAACAGCGAGGATTTGCGAGCGATAAACTTGCATCTCATGGAATCGGAGTTCTTTAAAGCCAAGCACTTTCAAGGTGATGCGCTCAATTTCGAAGAGGATTTTGTATGAGCGATATGGAAGCGATTGAAACATCGCCAATGGCGGAGGAGCCTAAGGTTGAAGTCCTGCTTCAGGATGTTCAAATCTTTACTGATCACGTCAAAGTTATTCTAAATGGCGGTGTAGAAAAGGCCATATCTTTGAATGATTTTCGGAATATCCTCAATTCCGTCATTGGTATTCACGAAGACCAAAAATTGGAAGGATTTAATCTTCCGTCCAATGTGTTCTATTTTGCCAAGTCGGGAAACGAGATTCAGCTAAGTTGCTACTATCAAGCCCGAAAGGCAGTTATCCAGTACTACGACAAAAAGATGCCCATTGTCATGCCGAACGTGATAATCAGCCACGTTCTCGAAAGGACAGGGGAGAAGATCTGGCGAGTGCGATCATCGAAGTACTTTTGCACGGATTTCAGTGTCTCTCGATTGCCTCGGGACTTCATCAATCGACTTGATCATAGTAATCACATCTTCCTGCTACCTATGTCGAATACATATGACAATGGGAATATGTGTTATGGCGGAAATCAAATGATCAGTCGGTTCTCGGAGAACAATCTGCGTGGACTGGATTGGTACTACCAGTATATGTTCGAATCCCCTTTCAATGACGACCTTGGCGTCTATGCGATAAGAAGATCCATGCCTCCAAAAGAGTGGTATGCACTTCTCTCGGAGCTGGCTAAAGAGGACAAGCCTTTTCCTTACGAGAAGCTCACGGGATACTCCCCGGCATAATATTCAATCTATTCATTAAGGAGTTAACATGCGTGTACTAGCGCCTCATATGAGCTGCGTTGTAAACATGCCGCTCAGCGATGACGAGCCAAACGAGCTCGAACAGGCCATCGCCGATGGCTATACTGAAATCTATGTAATTACCGCGGACGGCATCATCAAGCACCACAAGCTGCGCGGCGAGAATCGTTACATCCGAGTCAAGGTCAACAGTATCCCTGGCTTTGAAGCTCCTAAGCTTCCTCAAGCTATCAACTTCTTGCCGGCCGGCAAAATCCCCAAGGAGTTGTTCGATCAGATTCTCGCCTTCTTCTATGGTGTTATGAAGAAGAATGGCGACAAAGCTCTAGAGGCGATGGCATGGATCTGCTACAGCCAAGAGCGGGGTTATCACATTATCATCCCTGATCAGCAGATCTCAGCAGCGTCGGTTCGTTACGACTGGTCTTCTGTTCCGGCCGGGACGTCGATCATCGTCGACATCCATTCTCACAACAACATGAACGCCTTCTTCTCAGGCACCGACAACAATGACGATCGGGCGAATATCTCGTTCTCTGGCGTGGTTGGTAAGATGAACCAAACGGTTCCCGAAACCGTATGGCGTTTCAATTACCAGGATCGCAAGTTCGAGGCCAAATTCGAAGACATCTTCGATGTGGCACCGGTTGAAGTCCCGGACGAGTGGCTCGATAAGGTGGATGTGTCGACTCCTCGTATCACTTATGTAGGAGGTGGAAAGTGGCCGTCCTCCACGTTGGACAAGAAAGGCCGGGCCGATCACCTGAAGCCATATCAGTTCCGCAAGAAAGAGGATCTCGAGAAAGATCTCATCAATGGCAACCGAGCAGGGCCTCAACTACAGGCTCGCAATAGGGCTTTGATGGCAACAGGTCATCTCGATTTCGACTCTGACTTTTGGGGCATGGGAGACGAAGCCGGTATGTTGGCCAACGGCTACGTTGCCGGGGGTAAGAACCTGGGAAAAGCCGTGGGCGAGGAGGACGGAAGCAACGAGGTCGCTGACCCCTTCTCGCCTAACTTCAACGATGACGAGGCTGATCTCGACCTCTCCTTTCACCCTCGCTACGATGAGCTTGTGTGCAATCAAGGCAAGGGGGTGGCCGAAGCGTACTGCGTAATCGACCACTACATGTCGGAACTCGCCGGTCAAGATGAGCTCCTACAGGGGCTGATCTCGGACATGTTCGATCTAAGTTCGGACTCTGCCCAGATCCGGATCTTCCGCCAGCTCTATCAGCACCTGTCTCCGTCGGCTCAAGAAAGCCTCGCTTCCAAAGGCTTCTAGCTACTAAAGCCTCTGAATGACTCAGAGGCTTTTTTTAGCCAGTCAAGCTAAGGCCTTGTTTTCGGTATAAGAACAATGTACAGGCCTGTACATTTTCCTTAAGGAGTTTTCATGTTCCGCTTTACACCTCGCACCATTCCTTCGAAGATCTTCGTTATCGGCTGCGGAGGTACGGGATCTCGTCTTGTCCCGCTTCTGACTCAGTTCATCGCTTCGATCAGCAAAGACAAGAACCCTCGAGGCTGGCTGGATGATCCGACGATCTTTCTCATCGACGATGACGTAGTCGAACAGAAGAACCTGCAACGTCAGAATTTCGTCATGGCTGACGTCGGCAAGCACAAGGCTTCGGTTCTGGCTCAACGATATGGGCGTGCTTATGGGGTCAATGTAGTCCCTGTTCTGAAGCGTGTCGTTGGCCTAAATTCTGGGGAGCTGTTCAAGGACGTAACAGGAGATCCGTCGTTCTACAATTCCCTCGTTATTATGTGTGTAGATACGGCTGATGCTAGACGGGCGATCATCAACATGGTCGACTACAACAGCTCGTCTAAAGATCTTGGCCAAGGAGCCTTCTTTATCGATGCTGGAAACGAAGATAACTTCGGGCAAGTCCGCTTCTTCAATCACTCTGCCTGCATTCCTGGAAAAGGCTTGATGGACAGCAAGGATATACCGAAGATGTCTCCTATAGTCCTTGATCTTCCTGCCATTCCGATAGATATTGATTATTACGAAAATCTCACCGACATGCCTGGTCAAGGAAGTTGCGCGGATCTAGACCAGACTCTGGCGATCAATGCCATCATGGCGGCGGAGATCATGGGTATCGTGCAAAATTACTATTACTGCAAGCCGATGACCTACTATCAGGTCTCCCTCAGTCTGGATGGGGCCCGGTCTACGACCTACCTCACGGCCAATGAACTTCTTCGAATTAATAAAACTCAGGCGGTTTCCAGGTATGGAAAGCTTTCTCTATATAACATGTCACTGCTGAACGTCGGTAAGTATCTAGAGAGATTCAAGACTGAGACGGAAAAAGCGTTGGCAAAGATGAACGCCACAGTGGTTGCCGAAGAGGCTATTGAAGATGTTTCTAAAAAGACCACTGAACCGGCAAAGAGTCGGAGTCGTGAGGCAGAAGTCATAGAGGCGACCTCGATGGAATCTCTACCTTCTGAGGGAGAGACTCTTGAGGCTCCTTTCTGACGGCTAAATAAAAGCCCGGTTCATAGCCGGGCTTTTTTAGCTTCGCAGGGGATAGGCCTAAGTCGTCCGTTCTCGGCTTGCTTCAGTGAGATTGTCAACGACCGCGAAGGAAGCGAGTTCGGTCCCGTCCTGTCGAAGCATGATCAACGTACCCTCTGCCTTGTTCCATTGCCAGCTGCCCAAGGCCTCGTCTTCGAGATTCCGAAGGTAGGTATAGATGGACGTTGAGACCACCTCGACCTGAGCCTGGATAGCTCCGTAAGCGTAGAGGGTGTAGGTTCCCGTCGATTGAGGCGTAAAGGTGAAGTTATAGAGTCCGTGGATTCCGACGTCTGTCACGGTGACCTCTGTCGTGGTGACAACGGCTCCATCCCTGAGTAACACCAAGTCTGCCGGACCCTGTTCTCCGGTTTCTCCGGTCGGACTGAGGAGGGTCAGAACGACGGGAGTGTTTGCTTCTACTGTTCGATGAATCATAGGCTTTCCATGTGCTCGATATAGGTCTTGATTGCCTTCTTCTTAGCCTCGGTATCTGCAGGCGTCTGACCATGTTCGAGCATGGCCTCTGGGACAAAATCGAAAGGTTCGATCGGTTTCGAATATCCTTCTTGCCGAAGAAGGTAGGCGATTGCTGCAGTGAATGACAGCGGGAAGGTCACTGGTAGATCGTTTGCCTGCCTGATCTTCTTCACTTCGGATATGGCAAAGGCCAACTCGAGACTCGTCGGCATAGGTACCGTCTCAAAATCAGCGACGTGATTGTTGATGACCTCAGTAGCATGTAGCATGAAAGTGACGTCATCGAAGAACAGGTCAGGCTCTTGCTCGAGAATCTTAAGGACAGTAAGTTTCTCGAGAAGCAGGTCATCCATGATCAAGCCTAGCTCAATGCTTAGCGTTTCCGGCTCCCAGTCTACCCAGACGCCTTTGCCGAAGAGACGGTCCAGGTTGGCCTTGATATGGGAGATTGGTGCCTGCCCCATCGAGGCTTCGGCTTGTTTTAGAAGCAGTTCAGACATAGGCGTGCTACTGATTATTCCTCATCGGGATTATCACCGCCAAATAGACGGCCATGGCGAGTCCGATCGTATCTCCCCGCTCGGCGATGGATATGATCGGCGATACGTTGATCCTTGCCGATACGCCTGTCTTGGTCCTTGTTGTAGCTGTGACCTATGTAAACACCTCCCAGCGCCCCAGCGCCTCCACCGATGCCCGTAGCCATAGCGGTACGCTTAACTTTCTGGAGAAAAGGGTTTTTACGACTGGCGACTAAACCTACGCCAAGGCCTACGGCTGCTCCTAAGGTGCCAAGCGCCTTAATCGCAGGTCTCGTATTACGCCTATTTTCTTCGTTATAGATACGCTTACGTGCTTCGTCAGTGGCCGCAAATTCGCCGGTTTCATCATGATAATGAACACCTGGCTCCAGCTCACGCCAGGCGGCTATTTTCTCAAGGTATCTGTTCATCATGATTTAGCGATAGAAGATGTTCGGTTTATCACCGACCTTTTTCTTGAAGGTCTCGTTCACGGCAGGATGGCCACTGTTCGGTTGAGCGTGCAGCTTGTTCGCCGTTCGGACTAGTTTATCATGATCATGGAGCGCACGTTCTCCCCGGGGAAGACTTGATGGCGCACTGACGACACGGCCCTGGTGGTTGAGGAGAACTCCCTTGGTCCGTTGCAGCCGGTTGGCCGCGGCCATGCCCAGCTGCGCCAAGCGGCTGCCAATGTTTTCAGGGCTGCGGATTAGCGCAGAGGCTTTCTCGAGGTATTTGTTGGTCATAAGTTAAATATTAAATCATCCTCTTAGACTTAAGAAGTCTCTTCTCAACATGTTTATTCAGAAGATTTCGCATAGATCTTTCATAGTACGAACTTAGTGTAGACCCTAATCCCGGCCGTAGTTTTTCACCCTGGGTATATAGGACTCTCGCATCATGGGATATAGCTTTATCTACTAACCGTTCCAGAAGGTTATATTGGTCCCGGTAGGAGTCGGCGATCTTGATCAGATACCTGTTGGTCATAACCTTAGACGTTCTGGATCAGATCGCAGATCAAACGCTGCAAATCAAGAGGTAGGGTTTCGAGAACCTGCTTAGCGTTCATGGGGCCGGCGTCGATTTCCTTGGCGACGTCTTCCCCGATGTACTGAGCAATTCGGTCGCGTCCGACACGGAGAATGCTTTCGTAAGGAACTTCCTTGCCGCAAAGCTTGACGTTCAGACTGGTGACAACCGCCGCCTCCTTAGTGAGGATCGCTTCACGATAGAAGTCGAAACCCTTGGCATGCAGGCCGGCCTCCTTGTCCATCTGAGTGACCGTCGAGCAGATATCCTGGATGGTCTCTGACTTCATCGTCAAGGTATCGAGGCGATTCAGAGCGCTAGCAATCTTGACGAAGTCAGGATTCTTGGTGGCTTGAAAACGGGCTGCCAAAGCCTTTACAGCCGCTTCCTTACTCAAGAACCCATGTCCGGAATAGCGAAGAACGTTCTCGGACGGTTCAACACCGACGGCTTGGGCTTCCTTATAGAGCTCGGCGGCTCGATCAGCCAGGCGTTGAGGATCGGGAAAGCCGGTACCTTCGCCGTCAAAGGCAGCTTGTTTAGTCAGGTACTCTGCCTTGAGATCTCGGCCGGCATTGGCTTTGCGTTCGTTCGCCGCTTTCACCAGCTTGTCTGAGAGGTCGGAAACGACATCCTCGACGCCGTAGAGCCGAACGGCCTTAGCCACTTTCTCGATCGAGAAAACGTCAACAGGCTTGTATTCAACAGCCTCGTGGTACTTCAGCTGCAAAGCCGTAGCGATGCAAGAATCTCGGTTGCTGAGAGGCATCTCTTGATCGACGTGAGCCTCCTTCACCAACGGCAGTGCTTCTGGAACGAGCGTAAGGATTTCCTTAAGAGTATATGCGAGCATCTTGATTCCGGTTAATTGCTTTGTCCTGTCATCTTGCGTCCGGCAGCGGTGTTGAATCGAACAGTCTCTTGCATGGCCGTATCCGCAGCAATCGTTTCGCTCTTCTGAGCAATGCGGTCTAGGAACTTGTTAAAAGCCGAGCTATTCTCGGCACGTAGGGAATTCTGCAGGTTGCGCTTGGCGAGCGTATGTAAGGCAGCTTCGTCGCTTGGATTCTGAGCAACTGAGAGGAGTTTATCTCGAAGCTCTTTCTTTTCAGCCTGAGCGTTCAGACGGCGCAAAGCAGACATGCTGAGTGCTGAAACCGCGCCAGCGGTGGCTCCGAGAGCAATCGCTGCGGGAGTCGGTCGACCTCCAGAGAACAGCTTGGCCGTCGTCTTCGACGCCGTGGCGCCCGTGATGCCTCCGAGGATGCCATGCCAAAGCATGCTCTTTCCCATGCCTCGAAGCTCGTGTCGACTGAAGCCTGGATGAATGCCGTCGTGAATGGCCTGTGCGTGTCGCTTGATCATATCGATCTTCGACTGCAAAGACAGGCTGTTGAAAATAGGGTCGTCGAGAATCTGGTGAAGGTCGATTCCTTCGTTGCGATAGAAGTTCAGCAGACTCAGGACAATTTGTTCGTCGTTCATTAGGTGCGGTTCCTGACCTTGCTATTTTAACAGAAAGCTTGCGTCTTCCTGCGGCGAACCGCCTCAAGAACCTTGAGAGGATCGTGAGTCAGTCCTCCGGTAAGCATGGGGTTGATGGAGAATTTAGTCTTGACCAATCCGGGGAGAGTGTCGGGTTCCGGAAGGTATCGGCTTTCGATGAAGGCAAAATCCCAGCACCCTCTGACGGCAAAACAGCAAATGGCTAGGATATCGAACTCGCCTTTGACCAGGTTAGTGGAGGTGACCTCACCTAGACCATTGACCTTGACCACGCGACGGTCGGTGTTCTTGACAAGGACCGTACCTTGCCAGGTCCCATTCATCGTGTCCTCCTTGATGGAGCTGGTGGCAACCGATTTCACTTCCATCGTTATCGGGCAACCTCGATAAAGGATCTTGAGATCACCTCTTTCAACATCTCGGTCGGGGATCTTAACCACCTCTTCAACTCCATCCAGGCCAATCAGCCTCCTGCGCAGCATCATCTCCGCCAGATATCCCTGCATGTACCCACGCAGAGACGGATTCTCATCCATGAGAGTTTCGATGTCGGACGTAGAAACGCCGGCTAAGATCGACGTTCCAGAGACTGTGTTGGGAGTGTGGTTGAATTCCTCGAAGCTACTGTCCATGCGTTGTTAAAGAGGAAATCGATTCTAAGGCCGTTTTTAGGCCCGTAGAGCGATTTTTATGCCAAGGTGGCTATCTCGGTATATCTCAGGTCCTTTAAACGCTCCTGAGCTCGATTTGAGGCCTTTCTGACAGCTTGTAGGTCTCCAGGGATTCCGATTGAATATTTGACAAGTACGGGAGACGGAGGTTAGCGGTCAAAACGGGCTGTAAAGCCGCGCCAGCCTTGGCGCTTCTACGATTGGTCCTATTTTAAGGCCTGGTTTACGCCACGGTCGAGGTGCCGCGAGGGCAGGTTCTGTCCAAGTCTGTCCAAAAACGGCAGGACAGGGAGCTTTGCGTTTTTCCTTATAAATCAAGCACTTTCAGATTTCGCGTCCAATTTGTCCAATTCTCTCAGAAAAATTGGACACACGAAAACCCTTGTGGATAAAGGGAAAGATAGTGATTTGTCCAAAAATTTGGAATTTTTAGGGAAACATACATATCACTTTACTTTTGACCCTTAGAACTTGTGAAATCATTCTCCTCTATATATATAAATATAAATATTTTTTAAAACCTCAAATATAATAATATATAAAGAGGGCCGTATTTTTTGAATTCTAGTGAGTTGAGCTCATAACAAACCTGATATATGTTTTCCTGAAAAAGGCAAATTTTTGGACAAACTGGGACTTTTCCCTTTATTCATGCGGGGTTTCGTGTGTCCAATTTTTCTGAGGGAATTGGACAGCCAGGACAGAACCTGCATTAAGTCCTTGATTTTCAAGAAGTTTTTGAAATTTAAACTTGGACAGCTTTTTGGACAGTCCAGGACAAACCTGGACAGTCGAGGCTTCCAACCTTCTTTCTTCGTAGGTAACCATGCTAGAAGACCCCTTCATTGGAACCAAAATAGAACTTCTAACTGTTCTAAGCCGAGACTCAGAGCGGTCCTCTGGAACGGCTCTCTACTACCATTGCCGGTGCATTTGCGGAAACACGAAGTCCTTTCTTAAGCAGCGGTTAACCTCTGGCAGGGTTTACTCCTGCGGGTGTTCCAAGCCGGCACAGAAAAGACGAGTCTTTGAGCCTGGCTTAAAGCTCGGCCTCTGGACCTTGCTCGAGAAGGATTCCGACAGGTCGAACAAGTCTGTTGTTTACTGGAGGTGCCAGTGCGACTGCGGGACCGTCAGATCTGTCTCCTCCCCTAGCCTGAGTGCCGGCCTGTCCCAGTCCTGTGGTTGTCTTCGAAAGTCCGGGAACCGGAAGGTAACCTCGCGGCTCGGCCGACCTCGAAGCCGCAGTACCGAGAGTCAAGAATAATGAACTTTCTGGTATAAGAGGATTGCAGCGAGGCCTTCGCTGTAAAGGTGCTCCCCTGTCGTGAAACAGTGTAGTATTCGCCGCAAGGCAAAATGTGTTGTATCATAGGGGAATAGCTTACATGCATCGTTTGATCGCTATTCTTCGTCTCACCCAAAAGGTTCTGACGTTGGCTGCACGGATCGTTGCCGTGGCGCTAGTCGTCGTGAGCCAATATGTTGGGCTAGACGAATCTAAAGCTACTGCTTAATCGCTCTTTTTTCGTTTAGCTCTGTTAGCAACCGCGGTTAGTAACTGACCGCTTCATCGAGGTTCAAGATGGAAAGTCTGACAACCTCGGCAAGGAATGTGCCGAAGATGTCTACTCCAACTCTGGAGGTTCGAAGGAACTACTACGTCATTCCGGATGGTCAAAGATACCACTACTTCCCTATCACGGTATCTGACGACCGTGAACGACCGTTTATAAGGTTCTCTAAGGCTCCTCCCGTCCTTATGGAGGGTATCGCCATCATAGGAGAACCCAGGTCCCGGAGAGCGCCTCGTCTGTATCACGTCCCTTTGCAGGACCTGATGCGTGGCCTCATTCGTAAATCCAGAGAGATCAAACCTGCTAATCGAGTAGCGACCAATGGAAGTACAGGAAACCCAACAGACCACAACTCCTCAGACGGTTCAGACCAGGCGACAACTTCGACTGGCGGAGAATGTGCCGATAGAACCGTTCAACGTGTCGACCAACAGCGAGCTGGCGACCTTATTGAAATGGAAGTCTGCGAAGCTGCTGACCTTGCTTGGACGGAACAAATCGACGCACTACTCCACCATCTATCTGAAAAAGAAGGGGAAGAGTGGGAAATTGCGGATCCTGCACAATCCAGACAGGTTGATGAGAGCAGTGCAATACAGGATCTTGAAAGAGATTCTGGAGAAAGTTGAAGTACCTGGATACATCCATGCTTTTGAGAGGGGCAGGAGTATCCCGACCATGGCTCGAGCTCATGTTGGCAAAGGCCTGGTCATTAGCATTGACCTAAAGGATTTCTTCACCTCTATCAAGCAGTACCATTTGTTTCAGATTTTCAAGCACCTGGGTTTTGGAGATGCACCGGCTCGGACCCTCTCCGAGCTCTGCACCTATCAAGCCTTCGTCCCGCAAGGCGGGTTGACCAGCCCCAAGCTGAGCAACATCGTCACGGCGCTGACGTTCGGACCGATTCTCAAGGAGTATTGTGACCGGAACGGCTATACGATCACAATCTACGCGGATGACGTTACGATCTCGGCGAACGAAGATCTGATCGGCAAATACGGGATTGGTGCTGTTGAAGAAATCCTCCAATTTGTATCAGACACGGTCTCCTCCTTCGGCTTCCGAGTGAACCGCAGGAAGACCAAACTGATGCGCCCTTTCCAACGACAGTATGTATGCGGCGTCGTTGTGAACCGCACGATCAATCTGCAAAAAACTGAGCGTCGCAAACTCAGAGCCATGGTGTACAACGTGAAGCGTCACGGTGTCGAAGCAGAGGCCGCACGCAGCGGTCTCACGCCGAGCGCGTTCATCAGTCGACTCATGGGGCGATTGAACTGGTTCAGCCAGCTGAATCCCGAAGCTGGTGCTCGCTTGTTGTCAAAGCTTAGAGAAGTCGTTGAGGAGCAAGGCCAACCCAACGCCAGAGCTGGAGAAGTAGAAGCGATTGTGTCTTCAGACAGCTCAAGCACCGCACCAGGTGCCTCGACCGCATCCGATGCGCCCTGGAGCTAGTTTTCTAAGGTCTTTCTAGGCAAAAAGACCCGGTCTGTTTCACGAACGCACCAATTCCTGCAACTGCAGTATCCTTCGTTAAAGGGGGAGAGCATTATGGGTTACACAATCCCGGGCCCGCAGCCGGCCCGCTCACAGGCTGCACCAAGTTCAATGTCTCAGTGTTAGCATCATAGACGAAGATCAGCGATATTGCTCCGGGGAAACCCGGAGCCTCTTTTTAGCCTAGATGAACTCCAGCTTCGTCTACAATGACGAAGTGACCGGATTTTCTCATCTCCACCGAGCCACTCTCTATTGTAAATGTGCCTCCATCAAACTCTGATTGGATGCCGCTTGAATTCATGATGGTTGTAGCGCCATCTTCGTGCTCTAAAAGAATCTTCTCTCCGTCAATCGTGACGATTTGGCGATCATCGAAGTTCGCCTGAATCATTGATTCGTTGATCGTAATGGTATTCCGATCTCCGAAGCTAAAGGTAAGCTGAGCTCCGGTCGCCTTCATCCGGGTGAACGTCCCTCCGGCTTTGATCCAGACTTCCTCATTCCCATTGAGCTCGACCGTTCGGCGCATAATCTCTTCGCCGCCGTCCGTGATCTGCTCCTTGAAGATCACTGAATTCGTCCCCGGAGCTGATCCTGCGTTTTGATGATCTGTTTTTATAGCTTCGGCTAAGGCCGTATCTCCGTAGTAGAGGTGATACTGATAGTCCTCAACCTTGCTGCTGGCAAAGCTATTCGTGTACCCCGTATATCGGTAGATCCGACCACGAAGGTTCTTGATCACGTCAGACGATACGTCGGTGAAGTGCTCCCAGTTTCGAGACACAACCCTAACCAGGTCGTCCAACTTCGACAGGAAAATCTCTGAGAGCCTCGAGCTTCGCAGTAGAACGGATCCGGCTCGAAGAAGGGCTACCATGCCTCCACCTATCGATGACAGGACACGATCACCGACCACCATGTCTCTAGGCTTGTTCTGGTCACTGGATATGTTGGTGCCGCCTGGATTGTAGTTTCCAGTATCGATAAGCGTCTGTCCGGTATCGATTGAAATCGGGAAGGCATCGTGGGCTGCCTGAATTCGACCTAGGTAACCAGTGATCACCGGGTAGCCCAAGGTGTAGTCAAGCTTCACTCGATCCCCTAGCATTGGGGTTACCCTATCCCCTGCCCTGCTCGCCCCTCCCGAGAGCTGCTCCCACTGAACCCCATCCAGGTTCTGTCCTGAGAGAGTCTGGACTTTACAAACACGTCGATTGGGATCGACTTGTAATACGGTTCCTTCGTCGAAGTCCGAGTTAGGTTTTACTGGGTTCTTGAACATGCGGGCCGAGTAATGGTATAAGTAAGGTAGGAACGGAGTTTGCCGCTCCGCGTAATCATTTTAACAATACCTTCTCCTTCAAATCATGAAAATCCAGATCAAGTCGGATCTCCATAAGGAGACCCGTCCACAGGCCTATCGTGCCCAGGATGGGAATAGTAAATCCATTATGCACCCGGATGCTGACATACTCATTCTTGCCGGGGATATTACCGACTACGCCAATCGTTTTGCCCTATATCACGAGCTCACGCGCTTCGATCGCCCAATCCTTTACGTTCCCGGCAATCACGAGTACTACCGGGCCGATCACGTCCGATTCGTGCTCCCGGAGCTCAAGGCTCTCTACAAGGGTACCAACGTCACCGTCCTCGATCGGGACTTCGTGAACATCCGAGGTGTTGCCTTCATCGGGGCGACGCTCTGGACCAATCTCACGGATCCGCTGAAGGCCGAGTCGGCCAGGAATTCCTTGAACGACTTCCGTGTGCCTGGTCTTGATCCTGGCTGGTATACGATGCAGCACATCGAGGCGGTCAAGTTCCTCAAGCAAGCTTTGGAGTTGCACTCGCATCTGAAGCGAGTCGTGATCACTCATCATGCGCCGAGCCACCTCTCGATCCATCCGCGATACGTCAACAACCAGCTGAACTGCTGCTTCGTTTCAAACCAGTCGGACCTGATGCTCGATTATGAGCCGCAGCTCTGGGTTCATGGACATACCCACGACCCTTTCGATTACAACATCGGTAAGACCCGTGTGATCTGTAATCCGAAGGGTTATCCCGGTGAAAAGGCACAGACACGCCTCTCTGATCCGGAGCCGCCTACCCTTATCTACAACGAGGACCTCATCGTCGAAATCTGAAACCGCAGAGAGGAGGATGGCCTTAGGAATGGAGTGGAGTATCAGACACCGAGCCTTCCGCAGTCAGTGGCAAGGCTAATTCTAGTGCGACCACAATTTTAGAGAGGGAGTCCGCCACAGAAAGGAGGAGTAATGTCTCGCCCACCATCCTTCCAGCAAGTCGCCCGACTCGCCGTGGAAGGAGTCGATAGCATTCTCGCGGAGTCAGAACGACGTTTCGGACCAGTTCCAAGGAAGCTCACCCGGTTCGAGATAAACGACCTCCACGAGATTCGAACTCTGCTCACAGAGTTTCTAGCTGGCGTTTATTCCCGGCCGCAACCAACCCCACCGCAACAACCACAACAACAACCATATGAGGATAGATATGACGCAAGACTTAGAGATGAGAGAGAACCTGCGCAGGCACGTTATCATCAGCGCGGACAGAATGGTCGAGGAGGCGATCGAGAAGTTTGGGCCTATGAAGCTCGAGATGTCCCTCCAAGACGAGATCCACTTTCACATCGCCCTTATTCTGCTGAACCGAGTGATGCTGCGTCGCTACGGCTTCGTTCCTTCCCTTCTGAGAGATAGCCTATGATCCAAGAACACGTCGGAGATCTCCTACGGGTGCCGAATGGCATCATCGTCCATGGCTGCAATGCGAAAGGCGTCATGGGCAGCGGCGTGGCTAAGCAGATCCGAGCGACCTGGCCAGGCTGCTATGCCGTCTACCGCAAGGAGTATGAACGCGCCGGCCTGAAGGTCGGAGACGTCATCTTCTACAAAGTCCATGACCATCTTCTTATCGCCAATGCCATCACTCAGGAGACCTTCGGTCGGAATCCGAACGTCGTCTATGTCGATTACGATGGTGTCCGTTCGTGCTTTGAAAAAATCGCAGTGATGGCTCGCTGGAAGGAACTTCCGGTCCACTTTCCGCTTATAGGATGTGGCCTGGCAAACGGGAGTTGGGACGTCGTCTCGCAGATCATCGACTATGTCGTCCCGGATCCCATTGAGAAGCATCTTTGGGTCCCATCGGAACCTCCGCCAGCCGCAGCTTCTGCGAAGCTTCAACTTGAACAAACCGCTGCTTGATGAGGAAGGTTATGAAAGTTGTCGACTTCATCGTGGGGCCAGTCCTCATCCTCTTGGATGAAGCTAAGTGGACCTAAACGTTAACTGAAAGAAGCCCCGGTGTAACGCCGGGGTTTCTCCTTTGAAAGGAGAGATATGAAAGCCAAAGCCTACAAGGTTAAGTGCCACTGCAGCAACGAATATGCCGAGTGTCCATCCGTTGCAACGTTTGAGGTCGACGAGAAGTTGGCCAAGGAGATCGGTCGGCTGGCTCAGCTTGTCAAGGATAATGACCTGCATACGGTCGAAAAATACTGCTACCGAGCCACCTGGCACTGGATTGATCCGGACGATTTCGAAGGACTGGAAGAGGCAGATGAAAAAGAGGATCGCAACACGATGCGATCGGAATGCGACATTCTCTGCATCTCTAATGACGAATTTTGGTTCCGGTGCTACCAGAAGCATCATGATGACCTGATCACCACGGAAGGCCAAAGCATCATCGATCTCTTAAAGCACTTCGAAATCCCCGGTTAGAACCGGACCCTCTGCCTCGACGGAGGCACAACCATCCTGTAGATTCACATCGAAAGAAAGGATATTGTCTCTATGTCTGTCAGCATGGGGATGAAGATGCTCGACCACCCTGAACGCTGGACGCTGGAAGAGTTTCTGACCTGGGAAGGGAAGCAGCCAGAGCGGTACGAGCTGGTCGACGGGCAACCTCGTATGATGGCCGGAGGAACCCTGGCCCACAGCGTCATACAGAGCAACATCACTACCATCTTGAACCTCGGACTCCGTGATAATCCGTGCCGGCCCCATGGCGATAACCTGCGAATTCCCATTCCTAAGACGGGAAACGTCCGAATGCCTGACGCAGCGATAGACTGCGGTTCGTTCGATCAGAAATCGAGGACGGCCATCGAACCGGCAGTCGTCGTCGAGGTTCTGTCGAATTCCAACCGCTGGCAGGACGTGCTTCAGCTTCTCGAGGACTACGACAGCGTCCCGTCCATTCAATGCTACATCATGATCGAGCAGGACAAGTGCTGGGTTAGGGTCTATGAGCGAAACGAATCAAGCCGACTCACACCCACGGCTACTTATATGTCACTAGAGGATCGGTTCGTCATCCCTACGTTCAACATCGAGGTTAAGCTTAGCGAGCTGTACGACCGGATCACTTTCGAAACCAGGGAGACGGAAGAGGCACAGGAGTAGTTCGGATACTGGTCTCCAGGGGGAATAAAAAAACCCCGGCGCAATGCCGGGGTCGCCCTCCGTCAGAAAGGAGCAAACGAACGGAGGGTCTTGAGCGTGGTTCTGACGCCTTTTTTTAGTCTTTATAATCAGGCGAATGAGACCGGAACCGGGCGATCGAACTGAATCATGATGTTCTCGACAATGACCGGAGCCTGGCTGGCAATCTGGAAGGAGTAGTTCTGGAACATTGCATATTCCAGATACACCGCACTCAGCACCTTGCCGTAGCCATCGCCCCCACCACGAGTCTTGAACAGCATCAGCAGTCCGAAAGGTACGGCAAAATACTCCGAATCCAGATTCATCATGATTTCAGGGTTCGGGCTTTCCGCACCGGGACTTCCATAACCTGCGACGTTCTGAATGGGCCGATAGGCCACCTTGCTCAGAGCATGCAGAATGTTGGATTGGTCCGCCAGCATCTTGCTCAAAGAGAGAGCGTGCTGTGTCTTACCACGGGTGAAGAAGGATCGGTTCGAGCCGATCTCATAGAGACGCTGCAGGCCAGAGTCAGCCTGGAAGGAGATACCGTCGACCAGGCCTATAGGCGTAAGAATCGAAGCGTCACCGCTCAGACCCGTAAAGCGTGCCGGGCCTGCGTAGAGAATTGTGCTGTCAGGAGTAGCTGAGAACTGGCTAAATCGCTCGTAGCCGTCTTCGTTCAAACGGTCTACGTAATCGCCTTTCCAGTCCCAGGATGTGCTGAAGTTCGAATCCCGAGCAGTGGGTAGAACGTCATTTTCCGGCGTAGCGGCCATGTATATTCCTTAAATAATGAGTCGGCCGCAGGGGCGGCCATAGACAGATAGGCAAAGTCTTCGATCTGTATTTTAGTCAGATATTCCGAGACTAAAGAAAAACCGCTACGGCTAAGCGTAGCGGCTTCAAGACTATCCGAGCTTATTGTTATTAGACGGTCAGGAAGATGTTCACGTAGTTCATCGGAACACCAATCTCTGCCCTTAGCTCGCAGTCCACGTTGTCTCGGTTGTCGGGATTCTGCTCGAGCCTCAGGATCTGTAGAGACAGCAGAGGAGGACCGATCTTCGGCAGCTTCTGACCCATCAGCAGAGAACCGCCGGCAGTGATCGTCTGACGCAGGGTATTCAGGCTGTCCGGAGTGATGTTCCAAGTTCCGATGAAACCCTGCAGGATCTGCACGAAGTAGTAGCTCAAGAAGTCGATGTTCTTGACCTGCTGAATTTCGCGGTACTGCAGCACGCTCATATCCGTGGTCAGTTCGTGACGGACATACGGCGTCGAGGTCTGGGTCTGCTGCACGAACAGGAAGGTTCCCGCCTCAGCCATCGTATCCATCTGAGCCCGGGTGAAGTAGAAGTTCGAGTGGCTCAGCGTCGAGATACCGGCGACCGAGATGTTGGTGAAACCTTGTTGGACCGGGAAGCCTGCGATCATACCGGCAACCGTGCACGACAGGTAGTAGCCCGGCAGATTCTTCACGGTACCGTTGATGTTGATACCGCAGATATCCGGCATCACATTGACGATACGACGAGAGCGATAGGTCAAGCTCTGGGCTGCCACAGCCTGGGCCTGTTGGGCCTTGGTCAGAGACCGGGTGATGTAATAGTTCACGCCAGTCGCGGTACCGAGAGCCTGGATAGCGATTTGCTGGTTGTTCAGGACTTGCAACACCTGAGCCGTACCGACAGGATCTGGGCTACCGATACCAGCTGTGATGTGAACGATGTCTCCCGGTGTCACGCCATCGCTGATGAAGGTGGCGTTCGAAGCCGTCAGGACATAGTTGCCGGCGATCTGAGTGATCGTGTTGTTGCCACCGTTCGAGTTAACCAGAGTCTCCGAGTATGGACCAACATTGTTGCTGGTCGGCAGGGCGTGGTTGACGATAGCCATGCGCCAGGATGCCATCTCAGGCGTCGACATCTGTTCGACATGGGTCTTGAACAAGGCAAGGATGGCCGGATCCTGGGTAAGCGGAACCAGAGCATAAAGCTCGGCACCTTCAGCCATATCCAGAGCATCTTGATAGCCGAGCAGATCGTTGCTCGAGACGGCGATGGCGCAAACTTGTGTGGTCGTGTTGGCCATGGCCAATTGCACGCCAAGCGCCAGCGGGTTCTCGTCAGTCGGATCTCCGAGCGTACCCACGATGTCATCCGGGTTGGCGATCTCCAGCACCGTGCCGGACAGATCCTTACGCAGAGCCTTGTAGGCGATGTTCACCGCCCCGCTGATCACGGTACCGTAGGCAACGCGAGGCTGCGGGTTGATGACGATCTGACCAGTAGTACCGGTGGCCGAAGTGTCGTAGTTCTGATAGGCACCGATCATTTCCGGCAGCCGCTGGTTATTGTAGAGCTTCCGAGTCCGCACGATCATGGAAGCGACGCGCGTAATCTTAGCGGAGCTCACGGCCGTGACGATCGGATTGCTCAGTCCGGTGAACTCGAGGTTGCCGGCGTCAACTGTTCCGATGGTCGTGTAGAGATCGCTACCCCCGGCACCAGCACCTTCGATGATGATCTGATCCCCGTCAGAGAAACCGTCGACGGAATCCACCGTGATGTCGGTAGCATTTGCAGCAGCCGGAGCAGCGAGCGTGGTCGTGGCGCTGAGATCCGACGGCAGCATGTCGGCGATGTTCAAGGTTTGGATTTCTTCGGTCAGATCAATGACACTCACGACGCTCGAGGTGAAGATCACAGTGTCACCGCTGGTGCTCTCATATTGGATTTCGAGCTCGTCACCAGGCTCGACACGCAGCGTCGAGGTGTTCGGATTGATATTCGAGATCTCAAGCTTGGTGATCGTCGCCGACGCGTTGGAAGTACCGGCATCGGTCTCCAGAGAGACCGTGGTTCCAGTGATGTTGGTAATCGTAGTGATAAGATCTGCTCCGGCAACACCGGCACCGGTTACTCGCACCGGATCCCCAACGGTGAACTGGTAAGCGTTAGTGACGTTGAGCAGTTCATCCGAACCGGCAGTCGCCTCAGCTGGACTCTGAGCCGCAGCCATGGTCAGCTGGCTAAGGCCGCTGGCGCCGGTGAATTGCGTAGCCAGGGTTTCGATCCGGGCATCGTTCAAGTAGACCTGGATCGAATCCACCTCCACTTCCTGACCTGGCTTCTGACCAGGGAGGATAAAGGTGTTCTGAACCTGGTTATTGGCGATGAAGCCGGTCTTGGTGACAGTCGCCTCAGAAACGTCGGTACTGGCCGCCGTGTCCAGGGTCACCTGATATCCGGACACTTCCACAACCTTGGCAGTCAGAGTTGCTCCGGACGCAGCGGCTCCGGAAACCAGGACAGTATCGCCGACCGCAAACGGAGATTGCTCCTCGAGAGTGAGGATTGCAGAACCGGCGGTCATGCTACCGACGGCCGACACGGGGGACAGGGCCGTGGTTTCAATCAGGGAAGAGGTGGAACCAGCAACGTAGGCCAGAACATTGTAGCAGGGGCCGATGATGCAGGCGTTAAGGTTGGGAGTGACGTTCGCCACGCCACCAGCTTGTGCTAATTGCTGATAGACGAGAACGCTGGGTAAGACGTAAGCCAATTTTTACTCCAAATATGGGTAGATAAATGTCGTTCGGCCCAGACTTGGTCAGTCTCTGACCGGAAATTTCTTTCGCGTTGTATGCTTGTATTTTAGCTCGGAGTTCCGGCTTCTGACCTAGATCATGTCTTAGAATCGTGAAGCGACATATTGATAGCCTTGAGGAGAACTCCATCATTTCGGACTTTCCACTGCTCTTCTTTGATGTAGGGGAACTGGATCTGCACCTGGAACTTTTCGTCGTTTTCCGCCTTGCTTAACAGCTGGCAATCGCTGATCTGCATTGGCAACCCGAATTCCTTGAATCCTTGGCTGTCGCACAGCATGGGCCGAGTCCAAGCAATGAAATGAGAGACCATATCCGTAAGGAGTTCGCAGACACCGAGTTGGCGAGCTTCGATCAAAATCTGTGCCGTACCACTATAGAGAATCATATTGATCCGGCTGTCGATGCCTCTGGTTTCTGAGTACGGCTTCCCCGTTGCCATGTTGTCGCTAACCCCAGTCTTGTCCATGCGATAGGTACCGCGACTGACAAGTATGCGAGGGCGCTCCTCAAGAGGGATCTTGTGGAGGTTATTGATATCCTCAATCTCGACACTACGTTTTTTAGGATCCTCGTCCCAGACGACCTTGTTCCTCTCTCCGTAGACCGAGAAGTAGTAACGCAGCGGGACCAGAATCAGAGTTGGGATGGTGAGCGGACTGAATTGCATTAGACAGTGTACTGATCGGGAAATTCAGGAAGATTTCTCTTCACAAGCTGATACTCGACGTCCCCTCGGCTCAACTGAGTCAGCACCATCATCTGCCGAACCTGGTTGCCTTGAAGCTCTGTCGGAGTGAGGCGGTCGACCTTGTAGATGTTCCAATCTCCGGTCCGAACGATTATGTCATCCGGCCGAATGTCTGGCATAGATATCGTCCAGGCACCGATTTGATTCGGTTCGTAGTTGCCGAAGTAGGTTTTGACCAACGGCTTAGAAGAGGCATCGTACTGGATGTAGAGTGGGGCCGGGTTGAAGTAGCCACCTTCGAAGCTCGTGCCTAAGCAGTTCGGACAATGGTCGTCCATTGTCTTTTCGAGCTCGTGGTTCCAGCAGGAACGACACCTCTCCCCGTAGGTTTTGCGACGAAACAGATACGATTTGATGCCAGCGAAACGACTGAGCAGCCAATACTCTCGACGCTGAATCTCGATACTGCGCAGCTCCACCCACCGACGCTGCCCGACCTTCCAGGTAGTCGGATCAGATCGCAATGTCGTGTTGTTGCGGTCTAGCAAAATGGCTTCGACCACGTAATAGCCGTGCGTGTTCTTAGAGTACTCCTGTGTCGTCGGGTCTATCAGGTAGGTGCCGTCGATAGGCGTTGTATTCAGCTTCTCGAAATGCCCATCTTCAACCGGGCTGAAGTAGACGTTGAAGAGGCACGGACCGAACGAAGCCGGTACTGACCATTCGACGGCTATCTGTCTATACCAGCTCGGATAGACCTTCACCTGGATGCGCTCGTTACGCTTTTGCGTTGTGAGAGCCGGCTTTGCAGTGAGGATCCAGAATCCGAGAGAAGGAGAAACACTGAAGGACATGAACGGTAAAACGTTGTATTTTTACCACAGCGGGAAATTGGAATAATCGGAGCCTACAGAACCAAAACCCGATTCCATGTTCAAATTGGCCTTTAGACGGACCGCGGATTCTTTAAATTCCTGCCCAAACTTCGAGGCCAGATTCGAATAAAGTTCGGCTCGTTCTTCGATCGGGACCTGGAGGCCACCGTCGGCGTATGCCATGGTATTTCTGGCCAGCAGCAACGACTTACCGTCCATCATCTTCCAGATCGTTCCCATGAGAAGAACGGCCTTGGAAGGGAATGTTGCCAGATTGTAGCGTGTCAGCGGAGCGATGGCGTTGAACTCCTCCGCCGCCAGGTCCATGCAGAGCTGGATATAGGTGTCGGTGAACTCCTCCCCGTCGATCAAATAGTTGTTCGGAGCGTAGTCACTGACGTACTCTCGAACCTCCAGAACAGTTAGAACCTGGGGCGTAGCCATACGTGCTCCCGATTACTCAGCAGCCTTCGAGGCCTTGCGACCACGCTTAGGAGCGGCTTCGGTCTTGGCTTCAACCGGCTCAGAGACTTCGTCGACGACGGCCTCTGCCTCTTCAGAGGTCTCCGGCTGCCGCCCGACAGCTTCAGACGTCGCCACCGCTTCCCTCTCAGCCTTCTCCTGAGCTTCCCTGGCCTTCTCTGCCCTATATTCTTCTGACGTCATGCCGCGATAGGGATTCACGGTTTCAATGACCTTGACGCCCCCGACCGGTTCTTTAATTTCCGGCTTCTTGTCGGTAATCTCGATCCAATCTCGTTCAAGGGCGTATGCAAAGTCGGGGTGGTCTACGTCTTCCGCGCGAATTGCCTTGAATCCACCTCGATTGATAATCAAGAAGCCCTGTTTAAACTGAAGGTTCGTGTCGGTCTTGTTGACGACGTAAAGTTGCTTGTTCATAAGTTTGGTCCTTTCTAAATTAACGATCGTACCCATCAGGATTCCGGTACATGGAGTCGATCTTTTTAAGAATCTGATTGTCTTTGTGTTGATGATACTTATGAAGACCGAGAAATCCGGCGGTTCCGAGAGCTCCGCCTACAACACCGGTCTTGGCTCTCGTTTGAAACGATCGGCCTGCTTCGACTCGGGCCCGGCGCTCCGCTCGCTGCGGCGTAATACCCTTCTTGGCAGCGTGTGAGAGAATGTCAGACTTGACCTTCCACTCTCTGGCAGAATGACCGGAGAGACGGTCAAGAAATTTCACTACCTTCGAGATATAGCGGTTCGCTTTGCCGGCCATGTTGAGGGGAAATCCTTGGATACCCTCATATTTTAACGTCATCGGCTAAACTGCGCCACTTAGAGAACGACAGTGCCTTTTGGTATAAGGATGATGGCAGGGAAGGACGGTACCCATACGCCGCAAACAACCGAGGTATCGCACCTGTCGTTTGGAGGATATCTTGACAACGACCGCTAACTGTTCAACGCAGGTCAACCAACGCCGCTACACCCTAACCTTCCATGTTTGTAAACCGGTCTAGGGCTCAGGTCCCCTCTGGGGCCTGGGCTTTATTTAGCTTCGATAGTCCGGATTGCTTCTGCGCAGGCTTGACGACGCTCATGACCTTACTTAAAATTCGTAATGTCCAGTTAACTACAGATAGGAATATGACATCACCGGGCTCTAACAAGCGTCGTAAGTGGACGCCTGAAAGCTTTGTAGAGTTTTGCATTAGCAAATACGGAGATAAGTACGACTATTCGAACACGGCCTTTCTAACCGTCAATAAAAGGATTTCAGTCCGCTGCCGAATCCACGATTGCGTCTTTACTCCATTTGCTCACGACCACTTACGGGGCCGAGGCGGATGCCCCAGGTGCAAAGCCGATGCAACGGGAGAAAGAATACGAGCTCTTCGAGGGATTACCAGGGAGTCTTTCTTAGAAAGGGCTCGAAAGGTACACGGGGACAAGTATGACTATTCACGGGCAGTGATCGGTCGATCGGTAGACAAGATTGAAGTTATCTGTCCGATACATCAAATCTCCTTCTTCCCGACGATTGCAAACCATTTGAACAACGGTACGGGATGTCCGGAGTGCGGAAGGGAAGCTATTGGCAAAAAACACGCTTTGTCCCCAAAGGAATTCATCGCCAGAGCAAAGGAAGTCCATGGTGATAAATACGACTATTCCCTTGTTTCGTTTGATAGACTGCACGACAAGGTAAGGATCATATGTAGCAAACACGGTGAGTTTACCCAGCTTGCGTATGACCACCTAGGAGGTCATGGATGCGAGAAATGTGGAGGTCTTTCATCGGAACCCGTTCAGGAAATTCTGACTATCCTTGAGTCTTACGGGCTCGAAGCCTTACCTGAGATAGCTCTTCCTAATGGATCAAAACTGGATATCTACATCCCCTCTCTTCGAATTGCCATAGAATATAACGGTTTAAGATGGCACACCGAAGAGTTTAGGCCTGACAGAAAGTACCATCTTAAAAAGACCCTCGAAGCTAACCAATACGGTATTCATCTTATCCATATCTGGGAGGACGACTGGGTTTTCGGAAAGGAAAAGACGATCTCCTGGCTTAAGTCTCAACTAGGGCTTTCTGATAGAAAGTTCAACGCGAGAGACTTGGAAGTTCGTCTAGCTTCCATGAAAGAAATAGGGGCGTTCGTAGACAAGCATCATATGCAGGGTAAGCCTTCTGCGTGCGAACTGTGTTACGGGTTGTACACTAAAGAAGGAATGCTGGTTGCAGCCATGATGTTTTCATCCAAGAACTGCCCTCCGGGAGAGATCTGTCTCGAAAGATTTTGTTCAGACGGACATGTTCGAGGCGGATTTAGTAAGCTCCTGTCTGCGTTCAAGAGAGAGCACGGATCTCGTTTCGAGAAAATAGTCAGTTTCTCCGATCGGTCGTGGAGCACTGGAAAGGTATACCATTCTACCGGATTCACCTTGGTAGGTCACGGAGAACCCAGATATTGGTGGGTAAGAGGCCAAAGAAGGTACGATCGTAGAGCCTTCCAAAGGAAGGAACTTCCAAAACGCTTAGAGACGTTTGACGAAACGTTATCAGAAGCAGAAAACTGTCGTCGTAACGGCTATAGAAAGCTTTACGATTGCGGTGTGACTAAGTGGGAGTTGAAACTCTAGAAATGAAAAAGCCCGGATTATCCGGGCTTTTTCTTTACCTCGTAGAGGCGGTTAGAAGTTCAGGACAACGACTCCGTTGACGTTGCCGATACCTACGCCGACCGCTTCGTAGGAGGTGAACTCGATGATGTCCTGTTCGACCTTCAGGAACACGGTGGCATCCTGGAGGGCGTAGAACTGACCGAGGTATTCCTGCGGAGCAAAGACGAGGCACTGGGTATCCGGCAGAATGTCGTGCTTGTTGGTCACGATCACCTTGTAGCCGAAGAAGGTGTCCAGCGTACCCTGACCGCGGAACAGATCCGAGGCAGCAGGCGAACCGATTTCAGTGGAGGGGAAGGCCAGCAGATCAGCGTACATCGACTGCGTCATCAGCAGGCAGCCGACAGGCAACTGGTGACGGAGCATGTTCTTGATGCCTGCCACCAGATTAGCCTTCGTGAAACCGCCAGAAATGTTGAACACATTGTTGTTGTCGGTGGCCATCTGGATGACGTTGTCATAGAAGTTTCTGTCTTCCTGCTTCTGCATGTCCTTGACGCTGTTTTCCTGCAGCACGGTACGGATGTCCGTGCGGTAGGTAGCCAGCTCGAACTTGCTCTTCTTGAACGAAGCAGAAGAGATCTTCTGGAAGGTCACCGGATAGCGGGCTGTTTTCCAGTAACGGATCTCAGCGCGGCCCAGGAACGGCAGGTTGGCAGCAATCGAATCCGGTTCCTTTTCGACGATGATCGTCGGCTCTTCCGTCACCTGACGGTCGAGTTCGGCAGCCGTGACACTAATCGGGTTCAGAACCTTGCGGGTGAAGCCGTCTTCACGGAGCTTTTGGCGCACAAAGGCCGAGATGGCAACGCCGGCTTCCTTAGTCAGACCTTGATCGATCTTGTCCAGGAAGGACTGGTTCAGAAACTGAACGTTGATAGTTTCGAGGTTGTATCCGCTCATTTTTATTCTTCCCCCTTATTAAACCTTGAGCACGACCAAGTGAGCGGTCTGGGGGTTGGGGCCCGATACAGCCGCAACGACGTCGAGAACATACGCATTGATCGGCTCGGAGCCATCGGTCGCGGCGGCAGTCAGCACACCGTTCTTGACAGTCAGAGCCTGGCCGGGCGTGTAGCTCCCTGCCTCGTAGTTCGAAACCTTGGCGATGAAGTTGTCCCAGAGGACCACCGCTTGACCGGCGTTTGCGGCAGAACCGCTGTCGCCGTTACCGACAACCACGAGGCCGGTCAGAGCCACGGGGCTCGCACCGACCTTCTCGACGGTGTTGTCAGTCGATTTGGTGACCCAGTCACCGTTGACGAGGGTTTCCCCTGCCTTGATAGGCTCGGATCGATCGAGCGAGCCGTCATACGGCCAGCCGCGGATGATCTCCGCCACACGTTCCATCAACATATTTTTATTCCTTTAAGCAAATATGCTTTTGTTATTACTGTGACCAAGTCACCTAATTGACTTGGTCCTAGAATTGCGCTACTGCTAAACCTATTTTAATGCAGAAAAACGGCTCCGATTATTTCGGAGCAAAAACCGATTATTTCTTCTTCTGAAAGCGATTGCGAATTGCAGCTTCCGCGGCGCCGAGAGAACCGAGAACGGCTGCGCCCTTGCCGGCCGCTTTAAGCGTCCGTGCACTGAAGGGTTTCATGTTCGGAAACTTCTTCAGATCAGGGGACCCTGGACGTTTTGCCCAGTCGACAAGATCTTCTTTGAACTGATTGGAGATAGACCACGTACCGGCAACGTTTGCTCCCAGCAGTCCACCTGCGATAGCCGAATTGCGGACGCTGTATTTCTTTTCCTTGTCGGCGGCGATTTTCTCTAAGTACTTGTTCACGGAGATTGTTATTGGGAAGACGAGCTTTTCGATTTCATGGCGGCGTTCAAAGCCGAGAGACCACCGACGACGCCGGCATAGCCGAGAGAGCTGCGCCCCACGGCTCGTCTCTTGAAAGCTCGATCAAGGATGGGAGAAACTTGGCGACCCAGGGCACCGGAGCGGTTCAATCGCTGAACCATGCTCTTGTGATTCTGCAGGCCGATCGCTGCACCTAATGCACCGCCGACCGCGCTGGCAGGGATCGCCTTCTTTGCAACGTCGGAGACTTTGTTGTTCTCGCCCTTGTCATGCCGGGCGAGTTTCTCGAGGTACTTGTTCGTCACGATGACTAGCTGAGGATGAACTCCAACAAAGGATCCGTCTGAGGACGGGCTACCCCGGCGGGAGCCCCAAGGCTCCACGGTTCATCCGCAACGGATGCAACCTTAGTCAGCACTTCTGGATTAAGACGCTTCAGCTCAGCCAGGTCCTCGTTGGTAAAAGCACCGACCGAAGCCAGCTTGCTCAAAGACTCCGGCAGCTCCGGTTCTTCTTCTTTCGCTGCAGACGCCTCGGTTACAGCTTTTTCCAGATCTTCGTAGAGCTTGGCATTCTCGGTCTCGAGCTCGGCAACACGTCCTTCGAGAGCTTCGATGTACGTTGCTGCCTTCTCTAGGAGATCGGCCGTCGGATTGGTCTCCGGTTCGAGAGTGATGTTGGTGAGCTCACGAACGTTGATGTTCGCAGCCTTGACTAACTTCACCGCCTCTTCCATGTCGATGCCCTTGTCCGTCAGCGCAGACAGGGCCTCTTTTTCCATAAGAGTCTGGAGAACTTCGAAGCGAGCGTCTTCTTCAGACAGCCCAGCTTCCTTCAACATCTCGATTGCGACGCTCTCTGGAGTCAGGCGAAGTTCCGCGGCCTGTTCGCGGAGAGTTTGTGCGACGTTACTCATTTCGTTGTTAATCCTTGCCCGTCATTAGGTACGGGCATGTTCAATTGCCTTGTTAATTTTAACTGCGGCGTAATCTGTAGCGAGGTTCGCTCCTCCTATTAGGCCGATATATTTGGCCTTCCCAAGAGGACCGGAAAAATTCATTCGTGGCTTAACGAAGCGATCGAGCGCAGCTGAGGCCCCGACTCCAGTTCCGACGAGAACGCCGGTTTGAGCTATCTCTTTCTTTCGTTCGGGGCTCAGGAATTCCGCACGTTTTTCCCTGCGACCGCTATAAAGCTTTTTCGCCCCGTAGGCTGCACTACCTACGATCGAGGCTGGCACTACAACGCGGCGGAGAAATTTGTTGGCCCGATTTTGAGAGGGATTGATAAGCTTGGCCTTGTTAGCTCGATGTTCGAGATCCGGATCCGAGTGAATTCGCACAACGTTTCCTTCCGGATCAACGTCGATAATAGCCGCAAGCTTTAGAAGATATTTATTGCTCATTGTCGGGCTTAACCCTTGTTGATCAAGGGATTGTTCTTATAAGCGAAAACTCCCCTCACGTCGTCGCAAGGGGAGTCTCTGTACTTACTCTCCGTAGATCTCGGCGGCCTTAGCGTTCACCAGCTCGACAGCCTTGTCAAAATCCACGCCGGACGCAACCAGAGCGTCAAGGGCAGCCTTCTTTTCCTGACCACGGCGGGCAGCCATCGCAGCTCCTCCGGCCACGGCACCCGCGGCGCCAGCACCGATGCCGATCTTAGCCGCGCGGCTCAGACCCTTCTTGGCGGGAGCCATCAGCGCACGGCCGGCAGCGGGGACCAGAGCGTTCGCCTTCTTCACCATCTCAACGGCCTGGTCGAAGTCCACGCCTCGATCGAGCAGAGCACCCAAGGCAGCCTGCTTGATCTGCACGCTTTCCTCACGCTCGATCTCTTCGGCAGCAGCCTTGACCATTTCGACAGCAGACTCGAAGTCATAACCATCGTTAACCAGAGCGATAACGGCAGCAGCCTTTTCCTGCTCGTCGGTCGGAACTTGATTAGGCACAGCCTGGTCTTCAACCCCGCCTTCTGCCGCAGTGATCGGAGCAGCCTTAGCTTCCACGCCTTGGCCGTGAGGGGTAGCACCTTGAGCGACTGCGTCGGCGATGATGCCTTCCAGAATCTGGTTGATCGTTCCTTCGTTCTTGATGCCATCGCCAGTCGGCATAGGCTTGATCTTGGCGTCGTCTTCAGCAACGACTTGCGCCGAATTGACGATGTTCTTCTGGGGCACAGACCCAGGGGCCACACCGTCATGCAGGTTGACGTCGCCGGCTTCAGCCAGCTTTTCCAGGAGGGCGTCAGCCAGAGCCTTACCGGCCTCAGCAGCTTCTTTCTTCATTTCAGGTTCCTTGTCAGTGGTGTTAGTAGTAAGTTTGAGGGCGGCAACCTTGCTCATCACCTCTTGCGCCAGGGCAGCACCTTGAAGACGTGCTTCCTTGCAATGCTCCTTCTCCTTGTCGTTGACCTTCTTAGCGTCTTCGACGTCTTTTTCAGCGGCCTCTATGGCCGCCTTCGCCTTGGAGATGTTCTCCTTGGCGCTTTCGTGTTCTTTGTCCTCTTCCTTCTCCAGAGCCTTAGCCTCTTCGGTCATTTCCGCTTCCTTATTCAGGCCTGCGGTTTTCTCGAGATCCGAGAGAAGTTCATCCAAAGTCATAGTCATCATTAGTCCTTTTAAGGTGGCCTCCATGTGCTGCAATAGAGACCTCTTGAAATTTTTGTTTCGAATTAACAGCGCTTCTTAATCAGCCGCACCATTGCGCTTTCGGCGAGGCGGTACGTTGATCGATAATCATCGGCGCGTTTTTCGACTAAACCTATTTTAATCTCTCCAGCTTGGTGAGAAGCCTGATTTCTCCTCATCTTCTGCTCAATCATCTGTGTGATGTACCATTTTGCAGCCAACGCCGCCCCTCCGATAATCATCAGAGTCTTTACGATCCCAGGAAGTCCTCCTGGTGTTTGTGATTGAGGCAATAGATTCTGCTGGCGGAATCGCTCGTAAGGAGTCATCTCAACGTGTGGGCCATTACCGACAAAACCTACGTTGGTTCCAGGTATGTAAGTCGATCCGTTCACATGAACGAAAGCTCGATCAGTGACATACTCTGGGAGCAATGACGCTTGTTTCACGGAAGGCATCAAAGCCGAGATGATAGCAGGATTGGGCCCCTGCGGTTCTCCAAAGTCCTTCTCAGCCATAGGAAGCCCTTCGATTCCGACTTCCTTGATGTAGCCAGCCACCAAGTCTCCAATCCCTTCTCCTTGCTTGCCCATCGTCTTTCGAGCGATAAGCTCCGACAGCCAGCTAATCGAAGGGCTGATTCCTAGATGAGCCAGGGATTCGAGCACGGGTTTGAGCTCGTAGTTTCGAAGAATGTCGAGCGCCCTCTCGTCCGGGTCCGAAACCTTGTCAAGCACCGCATCGAGATTTGGATCGGCGTCGATCACCACACCGTCCGTGACCTCTTTGATGAACTCACTGAGCTTTTTGAGCGTAGCTGTCTTTTCGGTCAGACCTTCAACTTCAGCGAGTTCGGCGGAACCTATGACACGTCCTTCGTCAGAAGCGACTTTCTGCAAAACGGAGCTGGTAACGTCGGCCGGCCGAATTACGATGGAAATATCGAAAAATTTAAGCGGGGCAACGTTCAAGGCCATGACCTTGCGTCCGTCAGGATAAATGCGCCCTAGCTCTTCGGAGAGGTGTTCGCAGTACTCCTGTCGGGAATGAGCCCGGTTACCGCATATGCTGCAAACGTCGTAAGGCGTGCGGCACGCCATAGACGTAGCAGGGTAGTCTCCTCGCTCAATGCGTTCGATGACGTCTCGGCCTTTGTCTTTGTCGATCCAAGCAATGAGCTCGACCCGGTGCATGCGATCGTTGTAGATGGCGAAGACCACCTGGCCGATCGCCTTGGCAGGATCCTTGTTGATGTGATTGCGGAAGACGTGCGCCGGCGACGTTTCGAACGTCTTGTAGTAATCCAGGAGCGTGTTCTCTGGGAAATAGTCCTGGTTCCGATTGGCGCCGAAATACTCCCCTGCCCCCATCGCCAGGATGTGGAGGTAGACCTTGTTGGGCTCCGGGTGAATGCGAGAGATGTATTCGACGATCTTGCTGTCCGCCGCGGCCTTGATGAGGCCGGAGCGGTCGGTACCATCGATGATCCGGATAGCAGGTTCGTTCTCGGCGAAGTAGGGATCCGACTTGATAAGCTTAAGCATTATTCTTGCGTGAGTGATTGAACAGGGCTGCTCCGGCTGCGGCCATACCCAGGCCGCCTACCGCCCTACCGAGCCCTTTCGCAAACCGGCCCTTGTTGTGAGCGATGTACTCACCGATCTCCCGGGCCGAGTTGCGTCGGTAGTTCTTCGATCCTTTGATGTACTCCGTGCCGATCCCGTGCTCGCCCCGCTGGACGTGAACGTTCGTCTGGAAGTTCTTGTAGATCATATTCTTCTGCGCCTTCTGCACGCTCTTAGGCTGGATTTTGTAGAAGAGGTTGCCCTCCATCTTCCGGAACATCGTCTTGACCTCGGGGTTCGTCACGCCTCGATATTCCTGACGCCAGGTCGGCAAATTGATTTTTGCGACGTACTTGTTCTGACCGGTCAGATGGCGCTTCATCGCCTTTCCGAGCGCCTTCCTCTGCTCCCGGATCAGGTCGGCCTGGTTCTTGACCTTCCCGGCAGAGATGGCTTCCTGCTGCGCGGCGTAGTTCTGGGCGTGAAACTTCCGCTTCTCCGCGAACACCAGATTCTTGTTCTTCTCGCCGAGACCAACGACTCCGGAGACACCCTTATCGGAACGGTTGGGCTTCAAGCCCTGCCTCTTGATGTTGGCGATGTTCTCCGCGGTCGAGCCGTGGTAGAGTGTTTCACGGCCGGTCAGATGGCCGCGATCGAACTGATTCTTCGTGATCTTGAGACCGGAGTAGACGCCGGCCGCCCCCGCCGCCTCGCCATAATAGGCCTTCTCATCCTCAGCCCGTTTCTCCTGGCCTTGAGCCTTCAGTTCTCGATGGATGCCTCGAAGCGCAGCAAGGGCCTTTCGGTCCAGCTCTGCTTGCAGCGCGGCACGATCTCGGTTGTCCTTATTGGTTTTGTAATTGGCCGCGCTGACGCCTAGGCCCGTCGCGCTGATTCCGAGAGAGGCCTTTGCGGAAAACGGAGTCTCCTTCCACGTCTTGGCCAGATGCTTTCCAACACCGGCCAAGCTTGCCGCTTTATCGAGAAACGGATTTGCGTCCGCCAAGGCCTTGCGTTTGAGATGCTGATAGCTGAGCTCGAGCGCCTTGCCGGCCGCCGCACCTTTGGCAGCACCGACTATGGTGTTCCTTACTCCTCTCAAGCCGAGACGAAAATTTCCCTCGTCTCCCTGACGAGTTGTGCTCAGCGCACCGTCCAATGCCCCGCCTGCTCCAAAGGCCGTGGTCATAGGATTCCGCCGACCGGCATTGACCGCTTCTCGGGCCATTCGGCCGTACTGTCGCAGATCAGCTACCTTCTCAAGGTATTTGTTAGACATAGGCTTTAGGAGAAAACGAAGACGCCGACGAAGTTTGAGCGTAGCGGGATTCGAGTTCCGTCAGGGTCCTGATCGTCTGAGGGTCGATACCTTCACCGTGAACAGCGTTGGCCAGAATCGATGATAGCAGATTGGCATCAGTGGCGACGTGAGGAGCGAACTTGAAGATCGTCTCAGCGTAGTTCATGACCTTCTCTTGCTTGGCCTGACGCAAGATCGGGTTCATCGAGATGGCTCGACGCAGTGCTTCGACAAACTGGTTATGCATCTTGCTGTTCGCAATGCTCTTGGCAGCCGTAGCCAAACCAGAAACGCCGAGACCCAGGGTGACACCAGCCAAACCCTTTCCAATTCCCTTGGTGAACTCACCAGCCAGATCGGATACATTGAAACCGAAGGCTGCGCTCTTGGTTAGCAGCTCTTCGTAAAACCCTTCGAGAAATTCAAGCGCCTTCTCCTCGTCGCCGGCGCACTTTTCCAAAGCCAGCTGTTTGATCTTTTCAAGCATTCCTGTTCCTTTAAAATCTGCCGACTTCGTCTGAAAATCGGCTTTTACCTTCTGTATTGCAGTTTCGTGAGAGACCGGACGAAGCTTTCCCGTCGTTCCCTTCACGCTGATCCTATTTGTTGTATTCGGCATATTTGGTTTTGCCGCCGAAATTGCACCGCCTCCGATGCCAAACCCGAGGCCACTTCGAGGATAAGTTCTGGGGCTGCCTAGAAACCCTCGCACCTTTTGAGCAGAGATCGTCGGCATCGCTTATTTTTTCTCCGTCTTTCTCGGCGACCACTTGTCCATGACCTTCTTACCGACATAGGCCGCTGCGACCGGCGCGGCGGCGGCCAGGCCATAGCTCGCCATGTTTTTCGACACGACCTTCTTCAGGAACTGGTTCGCCGCCTTTCCGCCCTTGTGCGCCTTGATGCCTTTGTAGGCGTGATAGTTCGCTGCACCTTCTTCCCGGAGAACAAGGGCACCTGGAATGGCTGCTACGGCAGGGGCGTAGTCTCTGGTTTTCTCGTTGGACAGAGCTCCGACGGTTGCCAGTTCAAACACACCGTGCGATCGAGGATGTCGGCCGATCATCGTACCGACACGCTTTAGCTTGGCATGGGTCTGGAGATCTTTGGCGTGTCCCAGCTCGTGCATGATGATGTCTTTGTTGACGGTCTTTCTCGAGCCGAGACCTGGCTTTTTCACTCCGGCTATGAATCCTCGGCCCCCGGAGGGATTGTAGATATATCCCGGCGCACCACGAACGTTGGAGTGTGAAACAGTGTTGGCCGAACGGGGGTCCAGCTTTTCCCTGCGTTTCATATGCTCTCGGGTGTTGAACGTGACGTTCTTGTGCAGATTGTTGTCTCGCATGAACTTCTTGATCGTACCGTGATCCGACACGCCCGTATCATTGATAGTGGCCCTAATTTTACGGCTAGTGTAATTCGATAGGAGTGCAACCGGAACCTTTCCGACACCTCCTGCTATGAGCGCACCGTACGCCTTTCCAAACTCCGTGCCGGGGTTCTTACGCTTAGGCTCTTCCCCCTTCTCCGCGATTTTCTCCAGGTACTTGTTCATGCGTACCTGCTCCTAGTCGCGCTGAAGCGCAGACCACACGTCGTTTGAACGACCGGTCTTAGCGTCCCGACCTGGGTCGTACATGGCAGCATCCATGGCAACCGAACCGGCTCCATAGAGAGCCGTACCGAGTCCTAGACCCTTAGCCGCAGTGAATGTCTTCGGGGTAAAAGGCTTGCCAGTCACTTTGGATTTCACAGAGCCAGCCATGTTCTGAACCTTGGTGACGCCGGGTCCGAAGGTGTTGTGAATCGAGCGGCCGGCCATGCGGGCGGGAACTTTAGCTACGGCCTTGAAGGGAGCAACCATTGCCTTCCCAAGAATCTTCCCTGCTCCGCTGGCAAGAGAGCCGATAAACGCTTCCTTGGTCAGTTCCTGTGACACTTCCTCGGCTCTCTTCTGAAGCGCCGATCGTCTCGCAGCCTCGGCAACAATGCGCTTGGCTTCTTTGAACAGCCCGGCGAGAGCGTTGACGTCCTTAAGTTCGGCTTCCTTGAAGAGTGCATGGCCACCGAAGTCACGATGAGGCTTCAACTCGCCCGTCACGAGGACGGACAGCTGGGCGTACTCCTCTCCGTCTACGACCGAAGCGAGCTTGTCCATGCCCTTCTCGTCGTCGGCCACAACCTTGGCCAGTTTGACGAGACGATCGTTGATTACGAGTTTCTGGGCTTCGAGATCTTCCAGGGCCTGGCGGTTCATGGCCGCTTCCTTGATGAAGTACGCCATCTTCTCCTGTTCTTCCCGGAGACGCTTTTCTTCGTCGACAATCTCCTTCTCGACCCCAGTAAGAACCTGGTTGGTGTAAGGATCTGCATCAGCGGTGGCAGCAGGACGCATGGCCGTTGTCACGGTCTGCTCCTCGTGCCAGCCAGCCTGCTTTTCGACATCATCCGGGACCGTCACCAGGCGCATGACTTCGGCGTACTTAGCCAGAGGAAATTCAACGGTGCGATCGTCGGACATGCTGAGCACCTTCAGATAGGCAATCGTATTAGTCGCTTCGACCGCTCGCTTGATCTGATCGGAGTTGAGCTGCGCCGCGGCGGCTTGCTTAGCCAATCCGAGGCTGAGTGGGATTTTGTTGTTCAGGAACTGCTCTACGACAGTGACGGAAATGTCACGAAGCTGTTCCGAGGTGATCTGGGTCATATTTGTTCTCGATTAACGGCAGCGTTTACTGCTCTATTTTAGCCTCGAGCCGAGATTCTTACTTCTCGGCCGAGTTATCCTGGTTCAGATCGGTATATCCCTTGAACTCTGGGATTTCCGTTGTTTCAGAAGCTTCCGGAGCCTCATCCAAAAGGCTTTCTTCTTCTCGGTTCAAATCGGCATAACTACCGAATTCAGGTACGACTTCGGCCAGAGCCAATTCGATATCTTTCTTGGCCGCGTCAGAATCCATGACCCAGACCTTGAGCAGGCGAGCGATGTCCATTGACATCTTCGACCATTTGACACCCTCTTTGCTGGACTCCGACGAGTTCCCAGAAAACAGGCTCTCCTTGGCCTTGAAGACGGACATCGTGAAGAGCTCTTTTAAACCGTCGATCGGACTGATGTTGACGGCTTTCCCGAGACGCCATTCAATGAAATCCAAGCCCTGGCTGAGTGCCCAGAGTTTCATCATGTGTTCATCTCGATCCTTGACATCGAGCAGTTCGAGCTTGCTGAGTTTGTCTAGATCAGCGACGTCATAAAACACCGCTGCATACATCTGGATGACGTCGGCGGGGATTTCGAGAATGTCGGAGATACGTTGAAAATCGCTGCTGGCCAGAAGACAGGCTTCTATATACCGACGCTTCAGAGCGCTCTTGTTGAGCTCCAAGGCTTTGGCATACAGAGCCTTCTCGGCACTATCGTCTGCGGACAGAATTGTGTCTACGAGAGGATCAGCGCCGAGGGTGTTATTCTTGATAAGTAAGGCCCTGGCATTAACACGCATTTATGTCGTTATGACTATTCGGTATCGATGGTCGAGGCCGAAGCAGCCATCTCTTGCAGCTTAAGGTAGTTGTCGCCAAGCAAGCGATACACGCTCTTCATGCTAGCCAGGAATGCAAAGGTAGAGTCGGCGTCGCTGTTGCGAGACAGTTGATCGATATGAACTCGAGCCATGAACATGATACGGCCGAGCTTATCGATTGCTTCTTCGATGCTGGGCAGGTACTCCTGAATTTGCTCGTGCATGTTCGGTACCTGCAGAAGCTCGGAGATGATCGTAGCCTCAGTGACCTGAGCGTCGCCAAGCTCCATCGACTTCTGGATGTGAGACAAGAACGCACCGTTAGGAGCGACGTCGTCGTTGTGCTCCGGCAGAATGCCGTATTGAGGAACTTCAGCCGGATTGTAGTCCGTGCTCGATGCCTGCTTGCTCAGATAGATTCGAGTGAACTTGGTGGCCTTAGCTTCCTTGACGAAGTTCTCCGCTGCGACAGGATCGATTCCCTCCCTGACAACGAGGATCTCCATCACCTTCGGCTCTTGACCGACAGGCTTTCCGTTCACCGTAAACTCGACACCGTCGTAACCGAGATTGAGCTCAGCTCCAAGGTACTGAACGGCCGCCAATTCCCGTTTGGTGACAGCGCAGTTCAGGTGATCTTCACATTCGAAGGAGATGTTGTCGCCGAGCTTCAGAACGACGCAGTTATACGGAACATACAGAGTAGCGCCTGCCCCTTCCGCAATCTTCCCGAAGTTGCGGTAGCCGAGAATTCGAGTGAAGTTTGACGTGCCGTAGTCGCTTATGGACACATCCACGCCGTAGGCATTGAGAGTGACGCGGCTGACTTTGAAGGGGCCCAGGAACGTACCATCGGCCAGCGACAGGAGGATCGTGTCTCCATTGGCGCAATCCCTCAGCAGAACCGGAGGGCGATAGTCGAACAGTCGATCAAGAACCTCCTTGCGATCGAGATCTTCGCCCTGAGCGATGAATCGTTCGCACAAGGCATAGTCACCGTTAGTGAACAGGGCGAGAGACCGATTTCCGGACGGAGCCAGCTTGTTCATCTTAGGAATGAATGCGTCTCGACTCGTCCCGTTTTCCATAACGATAGTGTAGTCCCGATCTCCGTCGAGGTTGGTGATTTCCCGGAAGAGTCCCCGAGTGTTGTAGTTCTGCATGGTTACCGCAACACGACGACCTGGCTGTTCGCCGACGACGTGGTATCCGGCATTCAAAATGTTAGAGATACCTTCCGGATCTAAGGTCGGATTGGCATCGGTCACAACCGAAATCGGGACGGCATTTGTCTCGGCCGCAAGACTTTGAGGCTGAGGTTTGAGGACGTCGAAGATGGCCTTTAGACCGAAGAGCTTATCGAGATTGTCGTAGACTGACTTCTCCGCAGCGAGCTTCTCAAACGTTGCCTTCTTGACGTAATCAGGCAGAACCGCCAGAAAGTCGATCAGACGGCTCGAGCTGGCATAGACATACTTGCCAGTGCGAGGTGGGTTGATGAGTTGATAGACAGACGGGTTGGTAACCACGCTGTCCGGAATCTTGTTCGGTCTGCCCTGCTCGAGCTGGCTGGAAGCAATGACGAGAGCGACGGTCTTCTTCGTCAAAGGGAAGAACCTGTTCTTGGACGAGAAGAAGATGGAGTCGATCGGGTAGACGTTGTCGTTTTTCGAAACAACGGGAATGTAGAAAATGTCGCCGCCCGACCTTAGAACGAATACGCCAACCTTTGTGCCGCTATCCTCTTCGAGCTCTTCTGTCACATCTTGGAAATTGATAATTAAAGATCCGAGCTCAGGCACCGTCTGTAGCAGCTTGGCCAAGGCGATATCAGAAAACTCCATGAATTAGTCCTCAAAGTATATAGAGATATGCTGCTATTTTAACGTGCCGAGCCGGAAACCCTTTCCAGACCTAGCAGCCAACCGTGACCTGATTGTGTCCGGAAGCAGCTGTTCTGGACGGTCCTTTAGTAGATTGAGATGGCGTCGGATTAGCCGTTGGAACATAGCCAGTAGGAGACGCCCCGTTGTTTGCTATCTCGTAGGCACGGCCGTAACAGATGCTATTAGCGTATTGCTCGGGGGTAATACCTGTTCGGACGTCCCTGGCACCTAAACCCAGATAGGCAGCAACCGCGGCCGGCATCTTGGTGCTGAATGTCAGTCGTCCGATTCTGAAACCATTACCTGACGGTCGAACGGCTTTGTATTTGCTCTCCAGGATAACCAATCCGGCAAGGATCTGATTTTCAACGTTCGCCTCCCCGTAATACTTAGCTTCAATGCTTTCTCCTGGAGCCACAGTTAGCCTAGGAGCCAGGTCGGGACGATGACGTTCGATCTCCTGCTTCCCTCCGCCGGCCTTAGATGCACCGCGAACGACGTTCCAACCCATGCACTGCATGAGGCCCCACGCCCTGAGTCCTTGTTCAATGTTGGCTCGTTGCTGCGGTGTTGCGGACTTCAGGATGCTGGCAATAGCACTGGAATTCCAATAGTCTCTGGCCGAAGAGCTGGCTGACAATGGAATAGCCGGGCCTATCGCATCCGGGCGAAACGAGCTCTCCAAATAGATCAAGGACATAACGATGTTGACGATGTCCGGCTCTCTGCCCAACGTTCCGGAGAAGTAGGTCCGGATGCAATTATCGATGATCTGGCGAAGCGACTGCTTGAAGGCAACCGAGGCCGTCTGCCGACTGGACGTCGTTTTTCCGTAAGTTGCCATGATCAGTATTGACCGTGCTCGCCTTCGCCGAACTCACGACCGATGATATAAGGCGCGATGGGATCCGTGCTGTGTTCCGGAGATTCGGCCCCGAGCGCCGCGCTTTCTTGAAGCGTATCCTTCAGTCGAGAGAATGACAGCTTGGAAATCCAGTTCGGATCCAAGAGCTTCGCCGTCTGCAGGCCCGGCACAATCGGAGCTACCTTCAAGCCGTTATCAGAAACCTTCACGGTCTTGACGCCAACCCTCTTCAGATCTTCGATATGGTTAGCATCGAGCAGGGTGCCTGGCGTAAGCTCATGCACACCGTGAGATAGGATATGGCCTTCGGCTTGATCGATCGGAACTTCTCGGCTGCTCTTCTTGAGATATTTCGCCACAGCATTGACGTCGACCTTATCCCCGGGAAGGAAGCCGGTATGACCTGGATCGATGACTTCGACGTATTTCATGAGGTTCTTTGAAATCACTTCGAAGTGGCGAGGATCCAGCCCTCCGCCATAGATCCCTCGAAGCTCTTGAGACATGTATTGCCTTCCAGCCCCAAGACCTTTGAGCGCAACGAGCTTGCGAGGATTGATCACTCCGGTCGACAGAGGATCGCCTTTGCGAACCTTGTCACCAATGTTCACCTTCAAACCCTGAGTTTGCGGTACGAAGTGACCCTTCTCGTTGACGAAGACCTGGTAGTCACCTAGAGGGGTTTTCTTGATGTCAGTAATCCGACCGTTGATTTCAGCGATCGTCGCCTCGTCCTTGAAGTTATCGGCCGGGTTTCTCAGAAGATTGGACGCCTGCTCATAAGCGTTCCCCTTGCGCTCGCCAACCGTAGCCTTGTGCTTGGTCGACAGCATGGCTTGGGTCAGAACCTCGGATACAGATTGAGCGGCGATGACGCCGACGTTCTCCCCGATTTCCGGCTTCTTGCCGCTACCCATTAGACCGTAGCAATGCTTGCAGACGCCCTGAGGAGCCTCGCAGGTCATCACGCTGCGAACCTTGACGGCTGTGGCTCCTGAAGCCTTCAGTTCCTTGTAGTAGGCTTCGTCGATAAGACGGTTCGTGTCCGCGGTGTAGCTGCCAACAAGCCTCTTCTTGTCCTCGATCGGGACCATGATTCCGTTCTTGGTCTTGCAATCATCGATTGTGATGGTTTCATGGAAGACGGTCGGGGACAGCTGTTTGAACAAGGCCCCAGGAAGGGCCGTGGATAGCTGAGTCAACACGGTGTTGCCGCGGCCCATGTAGGACATGGCGATGTGCTCGGCCGGGCTCATGCCTTCGGCAAAGCTCTTCTTGATCACGACGGGGACGAGTTCCCCCTTCAGATTGGATGACAACAGGGGCGTCGACGTACCCACGGCCAGTTGCTTCGGGTTGCCTCGAGCGCCGGTACGGGCCATCTTCGCCGCCATCGAACCTTTGCTGACGAGATATTCGACGTTCTGCTTTTCGATCCTCTTGTCGTATTGAGAGACGAGTTCACCTAGCTCACGCTGTTTCTCTGCTCGAGACTTATTCGGGTCGTTCAGGATCTTCTGAGCCTTGAAATCGAACTCATTGATGAGTGCCTGGCGTTCGTCGCTTTCGTTGATGTAGTCGGACAGAGGCGTCGAAGCTCCGATTTCAGTAGCCTTGTTGAAGAAGAGCTTGGCCAGGTTGTTGATGTGCTCATGCGCATTCGGACCTCCATGCTTTAGCAGCATTTGAACGAGGTCCGACATCCCTCCTTTGTCCAGAGGGCGATAGAGATTGAAATTCTGTTTTGCCGCTTCAGTCGGCATAGAGTGCTTAAGCAGAAGAGCACCCGGAGTTGTGATCTTATCAGTGGACATGGCTTGGATTTCTCTATCCATTTTAGAACAGAGTAGTGGTATAAGTATTGTACAAAGAACTGCCGCTCTAATCATTATAGAGCGGTCGTTTTCATTCTTGCTTTGAAGGAGCTAATAATGATTCCTGCTTTGAATTACAACCGACGGTATGTTTACTCTATGTCCAAGACTGCTCGAGGTCATAACGAAACTCCGCCGGCACCAAAACCCTATTGCCATAACTGTAGGTCTGTCGGCGTACTTCGCTGCTCGGATCCGGTGAATTGCGGCGTCGCGGTCCGCCACCCCCGGAGCACGGCCATATCGTCGCCGTGACCCGGCTGGTTGCGGCCTGATACCAAGGAGAACTGCATGTACACCAGATATTTCATCAACTGCCCGTCAACACTGCAACCCGGCAATAAGTGGCACGGCATGGTCGTCGCCGCTCGGTGCGTGGAGATGGCGGACGACAGCCGCGCGGTCACTGTGGTCGTGCTCGGCAAGGATACGCCCTGCGTATCCATGCACATACCGAAGCAGTGGCTGTCCAAATGGACAGGAGACTGACCTGAATCGCCTCGAGATGGTTGGATTTTCAAGGAGAGATCATGAACGTCGTCTATCGCACTGTCTGGACTGAGTACGAGAGAGGGTTGGATCGGCCGGATGGAGTTAGCTACGCTTTCGACAAGGAGTTTCTCCAGAGAGAGATCCGGCGGATCAAGAATCTCGGAGAGCCAGGATGCTACAGCCGTGCTAGTGAAATCAAAATGTGTGTCGTCACCGATGAGCTCCGGAAGAAAATCTACGATAACGGAGGCATCTATACGACTCTTCAGTATGATGATCCGGGAATGCTAGGGCCGTTTGTGCCGTCCAATCCTAAGTTCAATCTCGAAACTTTCAGGAACGGTCTGGCGCAGGCGGCAAAGGCTGCGTGACGTCCAGGAAGAACCTATGGCCCTTAACCGGGCCGGCTTCTACCTCTACCAAGGGGTAGTTTTTTTGCCAGACTGGGCTCAACGGCGTTAGCCATATCCGAGGCTCCAGATCAAATGCCTTCATGGCGTCGATGAAATGCGGGTAAAGGGATCGGAACAAACCTTTTCCTCGAGACTGGCAAAGAGAAAAGCTCTTTTCCGTTCCACCAAAATCCCCGACTGCGTTCAGAATCAGTCTTCTCCCCTTGATGGTAATATCGATCGGCAACGCTCCGATTGTTGCTACCCCTGGGAGCATCTTTTCATCTTTAAAGGCTATATCGAGACAGGCTCGCTGAGCCACGTCCCGAAGAAAGCCGTTTTCATTAAAGGAACTCATTATGAGCGATAATGCGCTTCGAGAAAAATGTAGAATCACGCGGCTGATGACTCATAGCAAACGGGAAAGTCTCAAAGACGAGGTATTTCGTGCGCTTGAACTGCGAGATTCTGCGTTGCCAACTAGAGCTCTGAAATTCTCAAAGGATGGATATGCGAGCTTGGATATTGTCATTGATCAAGGCGTGCTGAGTACCTCGTTTGGTACTAAGGATTTCGAGCCTGCACTTGCCGAAACCCTTAAATCTAAAGCTTGGGCCCGGAATGGTAATGTGAGTTCTTTCGAGTTCAAAGGCCATCAGGTCAATTTTATTCAAGTCCCTTACGGTACGGTTGCGCTAAACGCTACTCTCTTAGGTTACGATGGAGCGGGAGGATTGATCCAATATCTCGCACAACCTTACAACTTGAAACTTACCCAAAGCGGTCTGTTCTATGTTTTAAAAGATGGTGATGAAAATATTGGATACGTCTTTTACTCCAATAAATTTGGCGCCATTATGCCCTTCCTGAAGCTGGATTATTATTACAGTGCAGGAGGAAGTTTCCACTACGGTTTCGAACAACGGGAAGACGTTTATGCGTCAATCCTTAGGAATTATCTTTTCACTCTTTCGGCATACGACATCAACGAAAACTTCGAATATGTAGGTGATGCCTCTCGATTGAACGACCCATCGTTCGCAGGATTCGTTAAATATGTTGCCGAAGAAGGTCTCCGACGTCGGGCACAGGGGGACCCTCAGCCTTGGCCTGTCGCTCCGGAACCGCACCAACTTCTACATGTTAAGACCTTCATCGAGACGAGCTCCCTTATCGACTCCTGCAAGGCCGTTGCCGAGGCTTATTATTCGAATAAACTTGTCCGCTCCAAATTCAACAGTGAGACAGTGATGGCGGCAACCGGGATCGAATCTGGAGAGGATCTCGACCTCTTCACCGAGGCTTACAAAGCGACTTTTCCGAGCCACGGGGAGTTCGAGTTCTTCGTTAAGAGCAGCACGCCTGATACGATCCGGGACTCGATTCAGCGGTTCCACGCAAACTATAAGAAACCAGAAATTAAGCAGAGCCCTGAGACTTCTGAAGTTCCCAAAATCCCCGAGCTCGTCGTTACGCGACGAAGGACTCGTAAGATCGTAAAGCTTGAGCCGCCGGCTGACGCTGTTACTTTCGGCTAAAAACTAGGCTCTGCCTTAAAATAACTCTGTTCACGCAGAGTTATTTTTTAGCCTCCTCAAGTCACATGCCTCTCCAACCAGATCAAGAAATTCTGTTCACTCGTCAGCGTCACGAAGCGGACAGAATGGGACTGCACTGGGATTACCGGCTCGTAGCCGGAGATAAGGCTTACTCCTGGGCCACGAAGAAGGAGCTGCCTGAGCCTGGTCGATCGATCATCCTTTTCGAGCAGCCGGTTCACGATCGCCACTACGCCTTGAGCAAGAAGGTTGTCATTCCCAAAGGCTCCTATGGAGCCGGAGTCACGACCTTGGACTGGGTCCGTAAGGCCCGGATTGGAGAAAACAGTACTTCGGATCAGTTGACCATTCACACCAAGGATGGCCAGAAGTTTCTACTAAAGAAGCTGAAGGGCAGCGAATGGGGAGACAAGGCGTGGTTGTTTCGGAACCTCGGGAAGACCGGGAACAAATATATCGAGAAAGCAGCCAACCTGAAGCTGCCTGCTTCATGTCCTTGCAACCGCTACCTCGTCAAGATAGCCGAGGCTCTCGGTAAGCATCAAGAGGAGGCCCTTTCCAAGCTAGAGAAGTCGAAGGGCATCGTCCTTCACCATTCCACCGGGTCTGGCAAGACCAAGACGTTTCTCACCGCAGCCGAGCGGGCTCAGAAGGAAAATCCCCAAGGCCACGTTCTCATCGTCGCCCCTGCTAGCCTGCAGACAAACGTCGACAAAGAGATCGAGAAGCACAAACTGAATATCGATCGAAATCGCCTTACCGTCCTCAGCTACGAAAAGGCCACGAATATGGCCGACGAGCTGGCTAAGCGTAAGTATGCCCTCGCTGTGGCCGATGAGGCACACAAGCTAAGGAACATCGACGCTAAGCGAACCCGGAAACTCAGGGACATTATCTCCTCTTCTGACAAGCGAATCCTCGCCACGGCAACGGGAAACTACAACCGCCTCTCTGATATATCACCGCTCGTCAACATGGCGGCCGGCAAGGCCGTGCTCCCCGAAGATCCAGCGGAGATGGAGAATCGCTACATCAAGACGATCAGAAAGAAACCCACGCTGATGCAGAGAGTCCTTGGAAAGAAGCCTGACGAGGCCAAGGTCTTAAATCAGGAGAAGGAACTCGGCAAGATCTTCGGCAAGTACGTCTCCTACTACGACGCTAAGGACGATCCGAAGATGGCAGGCAAGTTTCCTAAGCAAACGGAAGAGGTCGTCGAGGTTCCGATGAGCCCGGAACAGCACCGGCTTTACCGCTACGTCGAAGGAGACCTGCCCTGGCTGCTTCGTATGAAAGTCCGGCACAATCTCCCTTTGGATAAGAAAGAGAGGGCTTCTCTTAACGCTTTTTCAACCGGAGTACGTCAGGTCTCAAACTCAATGAGACATTTATCTAGCAACCCCGACGAAGTTCCGCATACGCCGAAGATCGAAAAAGCTGTAGCACGGTTGAAGGAACGTCTGAGCTCTGACAAGAATTTCCGAGGCCTGGTGTACTCGAATTACCTCGACTCTGGCGTCCACGAGTACGCCAAACGCCTCGAGAAGGAAGGGATCCCTCATCGCGTGTATTCCGGCGGCCTGACTCGCAAGGAGAAGGACCAGATCGTCGCTGACTACAACAGCGGAAAGGTGCCGGTCCTCCTTGTTTCGTCCTCGGGTGCCGAAGGGCTAGATCTCAAGGGAACGAAGCTCATCCAAACGCTCGAGCCGCACTTCAACAAGGCCAAGATCAAACAGGTGATAGGACGCGGGGCCCGATTCGGATCTCATGAACATCTCCCGGAGAAGGAGCGTCACGTTCATGTGGAGCACTATCAGTCAGTGCTACCGCCATCTCGTTTTTCGAAGACTCCTTACAGTATCGATAAATATCTGACTGAGCATAGTGATGACAAAGACGAATTGTTCAATCAGGTAAGGAAATTGATGAAAAAACACGCAGCATAAAAGCCTCCAATCTTTACGGGCAGTGCTATACTATCTGAATGTTTACAAGGGCACAGTACAAAGATTCGAATCAACTCGATTGGACCACGATATCCGACCCCGTTGCGACAAAAAAGTGGGATGGTGCACATTTTTTTGTAACAGTTGAGCCGGACGGTTCCTTGCGCTACTTTTCTCGACGACAATCCGTTAAGGGTCATTTTCCTGAACGCACGGCTCAGCTACCTCATTTGACTGAAACGAAGCTGCCTCACTTGGCCGGGAACGTCTACTCCGTGGAGCTTATCCACACTGGGCACTCTAAGAATGACGTGGAGTCACACTCCAGGTTGTCGGGAATTTTGAACTCTTTGCCAGAGAGGGCCATTGCTACCCAGAAGGAAACTGGGCCCGTCCGTGCCGTCCTTATCGACGTCATTAACCCTCCTCTACCTACCTATCGAGAGAAACTGCTTCATCTGAAAGAGGTTGAGCAGGCCTTCGGAAAGCCGGACATGATGTTTGTTCCGGAGCCCAAAATCACAAAACCCGACATCGTCGAACTGATAAATTCAACGCGACGACGCGGGGAAGAGGGTGTAATAATAACTTCCCTATCGACTCCTGAGCCGAGCAACCGTAGGATCAAGCTGAAACACTTCGGCACCTACAATTTGCGAGTTTCGCGGATAGTTCAGGAGTTCGACAAAAACGGAAAGCCAAAGGATTCTATGGGTGCCGTTATAGTGACCGATCGGTCAGGTAGGGAAGTAGCCGCGGTAGGCAGTGGGTTCACGAAGGCTCAGCGCAAGGAGGCCTGGGCCAATCCTAAGGCCTGGATCGGAAAGCTTATACAGGTCAAATCCTTGGGGCCGAGCGGAGCGGGAGGTCGTCTAAGGCATCCAGTTTACAACGGGGATGCAGATGGAGAATTGGATTTCGTCGAGTAAGAAGCGTAGTAAGTTCAAATCAGCTCAAGTCCCGTAGAAACAACCAAGGGGGTTACTGGAAATGAACGGAGCGACTGCAACTAGCCCGGCGTCTAGAGGGGAATCGTCACGGCCTGTGCCATTCATCAACAAGACGCAGGAAGTCTACAGCTATGTCGTGAATCACCCGGAACAGAACGAGAGGGAGCTCACCGAGGCCCTATCCCATCTCACTGCACCCGTCGTCTATGCGTCCTTGAAATCTCTGGTTGCAAACGGGCATCTTAGGACGATAGAGACTCAGGAGCTCAACAAGAGGCGACGGCCGCTCCTTAGGTTCGAGGCTGTCCCGGATAAACCGTATGAGCCGAGTTACGGAACACGTCGCAACGGACTGAAGGAGATTCGTATGGCAAAAGCCACTTCGACTCGACGAGGAAAGATATCGGTAAGAGCGAAGACCCAGGAAGCCGGAGTGGCGTCCAAGGCCGATCGGAGCAATCTAATCGGTTCGTCCGACGGTTCTCCGATTGCCTCCTTGACATTGAAGACCTCGTCGGGCACGGTACAGCTTCCGCTCATGGCAGCAAGGCAGCTGTACACGGAACTTAAAAAGCTGTTCGAAAACGACTGACTGGCTCCTCCTGAATAGAATCAATCTAACCCGGGGCTTAACCGAGTCCCGGGTTTTTATGTCAGGTGAGCCTTGATTCGAATCGGCGTGTTCTCCTTGATCTTCCCTTCCTTCAGGGCCTTTAGAGCATCCTCTTCAGTTTCGAATTCCACTACGTCCTGAGTATGGTCAGGTTCCGTAAGGTAGGTCGAACCGATGATCGCCTCGTGGCCCGGAGCCACCATCGCGGCACCCTGCCCTTTCCGGTAGTCGTAGATATGAGCTTGAGGAAGAAGCTTTTGCTTAGCTTCCTCGATGGCCTCTGGCGTCATAGGAAGATGGATTGTCAAGGCGTCTCCGTCGAAGTCTCCTGCGTACAGAGGCAGATGCAACGGGTTAACACCTATCGTTTTGCCTTCGACAGGCACAGGATAGTGCGCCGTGATGTTGGTGCGCATCAGAGTCGGGGCTCGGTTCAGGATCACCGGGATCTGCTTGATGAGCTTGTTAAAGCTATTCGTCGCTGCGGTGTCGCGGGCCTGCACAGCCTTCTTCGCTGAGACGTAGTCATAGCCGTTGCGAACCAAGTCCCGGATGATGTGAAACTCGTACATCGTCCAGAGCATATCCTTTGGCACAGCCGCCTCGTTAAAGCCTAGATTCGGCTCGGCATAGATCGTTGCCCGGCCGGAAAAGTCTTGCTTCCTCGACAACAGCTTGGAATGGAAGTAGCCTCCCTTAGGTCCAGTGTCTCCGGCGATCTGCTTGATATATCCTTTCTTAGCCTTCCCGCGGTTGGCTCCCGTGATAGCCTCTCCGAGACCGAATACAGCCTTGGCTCCATCGTACAAGGCCTTCCGCTCAGCCACTGTCTGGTGAGGCAGCAGGACGTCCTTAATATCCTTTAGCGAGTTGTTGACCAGCATGTGGTCTTTGTAGAGGTAATTGACGTCGGCGTATTCGATCCGATTATTGCCCATGGGTATGGATGGTCGAACCAAGGGCGGTGCCACAGGGATGTGATGTAGGATGTACGCCTCGTGAGGCTTCAGATCTAACTTCTGAATGCCTGCCAGGTACTTCAGCTTCTTGACCAGCTGATCTCGTTTTGACGGAGATTTCGTCTCAAGGATTTGCTTTTTTAGATCTCGGATCTGGGCCGACACATCGACATCAGCCAGCATCTGCTCAAAAGCCTGGCCTCCGACGGTCAGTTCTTCGATGTCGGCGTGAGGAATAGAAGGAGTTGCCATGTCGATATTATAGTTCCGAAGCGTCTTCCGGCTTGAACGGATCGGGGATGAACTTCGTGTCGATCGCCGGACGTTCACGAACAACGATAGGCTTCGTCGAATCGGACGAAACCGGGACGGTGTTAGGGTCCCGGTAAGTCGTCTTTCGATTCACCTGCTTCACATAGTGAATATCTGTCAGACCGGTGACGAAGCGATTGGGATTATAGAGTGTCATCGTCGTGCTCCTTCTCCTCTTCTTCCCTTTCCTCTACCGGCATCGAAGTCTTGAGGTTGATCGTTTTCAGGTGTTTCCCTGTTTCCGAGTCATGCAGGTGGAAGATACCCTTGTCAGCACGACGAATGCCTATCGCCCCAGAGACCACGCCGTTAAACTCGCTCGTAGTCAGGCCAAGCAGGCTCTTGATTGGCTTCTCGAAAGTCGGATTAGGAATGGGTTCCGCCAAAGTATAGTGAGTCCAACGGGTGCCCCGCAGACCTCCGGTCAGGGACGGGTCGTACAGGCCGCCTTTGGCCGGCTCGAGGTTCTTCGCATCGATGAAGGTCGGCTCCTTGATCTCCCCGTGACTCATTTCCAGAATGTCACGGCTAGTCAAAGGTGCCGCGGTGATTTTGCCGTCCTTGAAGGACGTCTTAATCCCGGCTCCGGTCAGGTAGTCGAAGAACTTCTGAGTAGCGAAGGTCATCTTCGGCTTCGGAAGAGGCTGCCCGTTCAGGAAACGAGACCAGAACTCCTCATTCTTCTCGGATTTGATCGTGGCGATTTCCTTGAGGTTCTTGCGGGCATCCGAGCCTAACAGACCCAGCATCTCCATGTAGCCGACGGCCTTGGAACCTTCTTCCCCGCCTTTCGTCGGCTGCATAGCATTGTCGTAACTTCCGACGTTGCGAGCCGACCAGTTCTGATCCGTGGTTTTGTACAGCTTGGCGATGTATTGCGGGCCCGTCAGAACCTTGCCGAGCTCCTTGCCGGTCTTGGGGTCAACCAGAACCTCCGAATCGTCCAGTCCATGCGCCGTGAGTTCTTTCTTGAGATCGGCGATGTTACTGCTCTTAGAGTAGTTGTGGACGAGATAAGGCTTGCCTGTCTTCTGGGCGATCTTCGCCGCAGCCGTCTCCATGAGCTGCCCAAGATTGATTCGGGACGTCACCGAAGCCGGGTTCAGCAACAGATCCACTGGCTTTCCGGTCTCCTTGTTGTAAGGCATTTCGTGATCTTCCAAGATCAGAGACACAATCCCTTTGTTACCGTGCAGGCCGGTAAGCTTGTCTCCGATCTCAAGCGGCTTCTTCGATCGTACCAGGATCCGGATAGCCTTCCCTTCAGTGTGAGCGTCGACAACGACTCCTTGCTCTTCATGGGTCCAGATTTCCGAAACCGGACGATACGGAGCAACGAGCGTCTTATGAAGCCGACCAAGCATCTTGTCTTCTGGTGTCGGCTCACGCTTTTCCAGGACAACATAGACGGGATCCCCGTGGTTCAGCACCGCGCCAACCTTTGCGAATCCCTTGTCGTCCAGCTTGTCCAGTTGCTCCTTGGTGTATCTTCCTGGAAAGTAACGGTTGATCAGCTGCTTACGCATGACGGACGTGTCCTGCACGTCGTAGTCGATTTTGTAAGCATGATGGCTAGCGAGGCTCTCGGCCGCCGACCGGCTAATCACCAAACCGTCCTCGTGGTTGTAGCCTTTGTACGGCAGATAGGCGACAGTCAAGTTCTTGCCGATGGCCAGCTCACCATTCTTCGTGTAGTTGTTGTCGACCAGGACATCGCCATACTTAACCTTGTCACCAGGCTTGACCAGAGGCGTCTCATCGTCCAGGAAGCCCTTCATGTTAAAGGGCAAGTTCTTGACGAGAGGAACCTTGTGGGTCTTACCGTCGTTGCTCTTGATCTCAATGTGCTTCGAAGTGACAGCCGTGACTTCCCCGTCCACCGGGGAGATTGTCGACGTGATTTTTCCGAGCAGCTTGACGAAAGGAACGCCTTCGTCGTTCGTTGTTTGAACAAGAGGGGCTTCCCGATCAACGAGAGACAGGGCCTGAGGAATGGCCTTGCCTGCCATGGTGAGGCGTCCCGGGTGATTGGAATTGAGGAACGGCACGAGGTTGGTTGTGATCGTGTACATGTCCGTGCTGTCAGCCAGCCAGTAGTCGACCTTGCTGCGATCAACCTCTTTCAGCTCCCCATTGACCTGTGCTTGAACCTTCCTCTTCCCCTCTTGGTGCGGGAAGCCGATCGTGTGCGTCATCATCTCGTGGACCGAGAGGAAGTGAGTTTTGCCACTGTTGTCTCGGACACGAGCGTAGAGATTGCCGTCGGCGTCCCGGCGAGCAGAAACGGTGAAGCGCTGATCGATACCAGCATGTCCGGATTCCGGAGTCCGGCTCGGATCAATGATCCCTAGATGAGAGGGATCAATGTCACGGGCCGACATGGGGACACCTCTAGAGGATTCGATGCCACCTTCGCCACCTCCCAGAACGGTCACCTTGGCCACATTCTCCAGGCTTTCAACGGGATTGGTCTCGGAAGGCGTAGCCACAAGATTGCTGTCCAGTAGGTAGCTGGACATGATCTTGTTGAACGGCTTGGCAGCAATCGCCCCTCGGATCTTCGGATCGTTTCGATCCATGCGATCGAGCTCGTACTTGATCTTCCGAGCAACGTTCGTCACCGATTGGTGCTCCTTTTCGAAGCGTCGAGCCAGGAAGTCAGGCAGATTCTGGACACGCTTGAACTGCAGGGAGTCCCGGTTGTCCTCAGGACGTCGGCCGGCGTGGACGTCGACCAGGTTCTTCATCGCTCGTAGAATGGTTTCCGACGTCACGCTGCCCAAGGCCTTTCCCAACGTCACTTGCGTCGTTTGCGGAGACAGTTGGGAGCTCTCCAGAGCCTCCTTAAGCTGAGAGGCCATCTCTTCAGGGCTGGCCCCTGGGCGTCGCTTGGAGGTTGAAACCAGTCGGTTGTAGAGATCAGAAAGGTATTTGGTCTCCTTCCCGGCACTCGCCTTCAAGTTCGCATCCCAAACTTCGACAGGGATGTACGTGCTCACTTCCTTCGGGCCAACACCGAATACCCTAGTCAGAAGCGGCGCCAGAGGAATCGAGGAGGATTGGATCTGGACGTAGAACAATCCCGTCTGAGGATCGAGAGTCAGAGAGAAGCTGCGCCCCGTAGCCGTGTTGACGTGGCTTTCGAGCTCTCCCGTCTCTCGGGCTCGAGTGTAGACTCCAGGCCGAAGCTGGAGTTGGTTGGCAACCGAGTAGTTATTTCCTTTGTAAAGCAGCGTGTGCTTGTTGGTGAGATGGAAGGCATCCATTAAGGAGAAATCCTTCTGCTCAGCCACGACCTTTCCGGTCGCCTTATCGATGAGCTTAAGGTCTCCCTTGATTGGATAGGTCAGAGACTTGGACTTAAGGATGGCTTCCTTCTCGTCTTCATGGGTGAACGTTTTCGGCTCGGCGCGGACGTTTTCTGCGACGAGCGTAAAGTACTTACCTTCAATGGGGAACTGCGATTGGATACCTGCGATCAGCGCCGCGTCGACCTTTCGGCTGAGCTCCCTAGGAGACGAAAAGATACGTTGGAGGTGGTCGGCTTTATCGGCTGGTATTGGCATTCCGGTCTTGTTCGAGGTAAGAAACGATGAGGAAGTACTTATCCATGAAGACGAATTTGTCCTTGTTCAGGATGTGAATACCCTCGTTACGAATCGCCCTGGTTTCGAGAATCTCCAGCTCCGCGATGGAGCCCGGATCGTCCAGGTCGATCTTCGAATAGCGCACTTTGTACTGGCTTAGGTCGAGCTCAGTCGGTTGAGAGGGTCCGAACCCAGGAATCTCAACCGCACTTATCTTGGAAACGCCGGGTACAGGGTTGCCGGCGAACGGGTTTAAATTGTTGGTTGCCATGCTTTCTCCTTTCGATTATGCGTCTGGCTGCTCTTCGGGACCCGGCGGGTATCCTCCTTCCGGACGATCCGAAACCGCCTTTTTCGGCTGAGCCTCTTTCTCCCCTTCTTCCCCGTTTTCTCCTGGTTGACCGACGGCAAGATTCTGAGCCATGGCAAGCTCCTCTTGCCGCCTCTCGTTCTCCTCGTCGAGCAGCTTGGCAACCATGAGATATTTGGCGTAATCCTCGATCTTGAGCTGGTTGAGCACCATCCGTTGCGTCTGACCATCGGCGCCAGCAAGCTGTGAGGCGGCGTACTGAGCCTGTTCCAGAGCAGCACGGTAATCTCCCGAGGACTTGTCGAATTTCTCGCCGACTTCCTTGGCCGCAAGGAATTGTGCCCTCTCGACCTCGAACTTGGTTTCGACCTGGTTGGTGGCTGTGGCCACCGCGTCTTCACGCTGCTTTTTCAGGTCTTCTTGATAGTCCATGCCGAAGGACTCGTAGAGCGTCGAGAGCGAGCAATTTCCATTCTGAGCAAGAGCAAAAAGCATCTGCCGCAGGTTCTCGTCGTCCGTCAACTTGAACGGAGCCAGGGTTACATCGCAGGTTTTCAGGTTCAGGTATTTCGAAACCCGGGAGATGAACCACTCAAGGAAGCTCTCGATCTGGTCGACGTAGACCTCGAGCGTGTTCTTCAGAAGACGCAAGCCGATTGTTGAGCTCGTCCAATTGGTCTGACCGGACAGTAACTCCCTCGATACGCCTAGGCTAAGGAGGATCGACTCGTCGGCCTGAGCGATTTCCTGTGCCACGAGCAGAGCCTTCCCCTCCCCGCTGATTGCCTGGTAGCCAACCGGAACGGGAGCGATAAGGACGTGGTTTGGATCTCGTTTGTGATCGATGAAAGCCTGCTTCATGCGGGCCTGGAAATTCCGCATGGAGATTGAGATCACAGGATCGGAGTTACCCGTCTGAGCCTGAGGGAAAACCACACGCAACGGAGTCATATAGTCCTGAGCGATGGCTTCATTCCCTCGGCGCAAGGTCTGTTGATAGAAAACCAGGCCAAACAATGAAATCAGCGGCGGGATAGCAACTCCTTCGATCAGCGGACCCGCTGAGATGTTGCGCAGATGATAGATGTTGTCTCTGTCAAACTTGAAGTCCTGGTTGTTTTTGACGGCTTCGATGAAGCCCCAGGGCACCGAGTTGACGAAAAGCTTATCGCCCATCTTGACTCGGCGACGCACTTCGTTCGGGATCTTGTAGTAGTACTCGTACTCATTGGTGATCGGATTGTGGTTTACCGCAATGTGTACGGGGTCCCATCGCACCAGGTTTAGATCCCTGATGTCGAAGGACTTTGAGTCCTTCCGAATGAAATTACCCTTGAATCCGCAGGCCGGGCAGACGCCATGGAACTCGTAGTTCCGGAACGTCGTAAACGTTGCCGTCTTGGCGTTGTACTCCTGACTGCAAGAGGGGCAGCGAAGCATCCTCTGAATCGGGAAGTAGATTGATAGGAAGACGTTGCCGATCGTATAGTATTCGAAGCCGATGTCATGCAGGGCTGATTTCAAGCGAGTGTACTTGAAAATCTCCTCGTAACGCTCCTTTACCGCCTTGTCCGTCGTATCAACGATGAAGTCAGTGATCGGATAAGTGGACAACTTCCGAATGACCTCGGTCGTGACCGGCGACTGCAAGGTGATGAACCGAGCCCATCGTATGACGTCGTGCAGATTCCGCGGCAGAAACTGGTTCGCCACGGTGAAGAAAGGATTCGGCGTCGCCGCATAATTGCCAGCGAGCGGATTCGTCCCCGCCGTCATTCCTGGAATGAGTGGCGGATTGTAATAAACGTTTGATGAAGACATTAGGGATGCGCTTTTAATATACCCGTATTTTAAGGCACCCCTCTTAATCTGGTCAAATCAGGCCTTGTCTTTCTTCAAACAATGGCCTTCCTGTTTGGTATAAGAATAGTGCCGGGACTTATATCTCTATCAACGCGAAAGGATACAAAGCAATGATCAAGGAATCCAAGGCTTGGATCTCCGAAGAAACCTGGTCCAAGATTAAGGCCGGAGCCGCGGTAGCCGGCCTGGCTGTTGCTACGATTGCAATCTGCGCCGTGTCGACCTTTGCAATGGCGTATGCGCACGGTTTTGGAAACTCTAAGGGTTGGAAGGACGGACGTCTTGCTTCGAATGGAGACTCGTCTTCCGGCTCCTTTGGAGGCCGGGATTATTCCAACTCGATACCCATCGGCGGAAGTTTCCGGCGAAGCTCGTTTGATGAGGCTGCCTGATTTCAATAATCAGACCTCGTTCTTGGTATAAGAAGTGTAGAGAACAACACCCCTTTTCCTCAACCCCTCCTGAAGGAGATTTTCATGTCCAACATCGATGCTCAAAACGAACCTCAGAACGCCGGTCAGCAAATCCAGGCTGTGGCCATCGCGTCCCGCAAGGAAGCCTTCAAGCGCTACGGCCTTGCAGCTGGTCGTATCGTGTTTCAGATCGCTCTGGGTGCGCTCGGCGCTGCGCTGGTGATGAAGGTCAGCCAGAAGAGCTCGGCCTCCGACGGTAAGGCTGAAGTCACTCCCATCGCCTCGTAAGAGGTAACAAGAACCGAGGTCACACTCGGTTCTTTTTTGCGCGGCAAATTACCAGAATCCGATTTTGCTGTATCGACTGCCCGACCTGAGGTCTCTATGTCCGATCAAAAACCTAGCTGGCACGAACAACTGAATCAAGTCAAAGACGAACTGGCTAACAAAGGCTCAGACACCCATGAACCGGAAGCGGTGACTCCCAAGCAACCCTCTTCTCCTGAAAGCACTTCCGTGGAAAAGAAACCTCTCTCCCCTTTCAACCATATCACCTCCGATCTCAAACCGGCCAAACCCAGGCCTTCTGACGACAAGCTAGAAGTCAACGGAGGAAGGCTGAACTTCAAATCCGTCTCGGGCGATCTCTCCATCCCTCTGAGCCCGGATGTGGAAAAAGCCTTCATCGATAAGGCCATGCAGTATCAGCAAGCTATAATCAACGAGAAGAAAGCCAGCACGATCGCCACCTTTGCGATGGCGCTCCTATCTGGATTCACAGCTCTGGCGATCGGCGCGACGCTTGTTCGAAGCTGCACTTCGAAAGGCGATGCACAGATCTCGCTCTGACAATTATCCGACCGCCTGGCCGCGTGCCAGGCTGTTCTCTTCAGCCCTTTTGTTTAGCCGATGACAACCCTTGCCGACCTTAGTTTCACCAACCTACAGATCAAGCGGTATTTCGAGGGTTCGAATGAGTATGTCCCGGTATCCGAACTTCTCTACGTTCATTCTCATCCGCTCGTGAGGCCTAATTTTTTGGCCCAGATAGAGAGCCTGATTAATCAGACGGCTCAAGTGATGGTCGAAAAGAAAACGACCGGCGCACCGGTCGAGAAGTTTACGAAGCTGGCTCAGGATCTCGGTCGGCAACTTCCAAACCTGACGACCAAGAATGCTCCGCAGGTGCTGGAGACCTTAAGACAGATCTACCAGCTCTGCCGCATTATTACTGGTAAGCGATGACGTCATGCAGGTAGAAGTCCCCGGCAGCCGTGTCGGCCACATCTCCGGGGATTCGCTGTAGGGTCACGTACAGCTTCTGCTTCGTCACCGTCCAGACTCCTCCCAGAATGCCGCTGAATGCCGTCGGAGGAATGACCATCGTTATAGTGTGGTAGGCGGCAATCGAATTAGCGGCAACGTCCATCGGCACGGCTTCAAGCAGCGTCGACACAGGAGTCCCCTCGGTGCTGTCTCCTACGCTTAGGGCTCGATACTGCAGCCGCAAAGCGAAGTTCCCTCCTGATTCATTTGAAGAGTAGACCAGCTTGAATTTGATAGGAGCGTAAGGATTCGGGAAGGTTCCGTCTGATATGGCGGAATTGTTCAGAGGAATCGATAACGTCACGCCCTGAATGCCCGTCTTTTCCAAGGTCAGTGTGTTGATACCGGCAACCGGAGTTCCGGCCGCAGCCTCGGTTGTGCGATTTCCTAGAATAACGTCTCGATACAGACCTTTCATGCTCGGCGAATTTTCGGCCAGAGTGATAGTCGGATTAGCTTGGCCGAAAACAGCCGTGACCACATAGAGAGGAATCCAGTCTGGATCTGGAGTGGGGATGGTCTGACTACCTTCAGGTGCCGCAGTGCCGTTCTTAATTCCTAGCTCCAGCTCTCCGTTGAGCAGAAGGCAAGGAAGGAACTCGTTGTTCGGATCCAAGAACGGAAGGCCGGACGAGGTTTGTTGATCCGATGTCAGATCTCGGTAGCGGCCCTGAATAAGGTAACTAATCGCCTCCCCGCCGACTGACGGCTGGACAATACTGAACTGCTTAGCAGCCAGATTAAGCGCTTGCTTGATGATCGGTCGTCCGTCTGACGCGTTCAGAACCTGCGTCTGATAAAGGCTTCCAGGATTCACTTGGACGATGTTGGATCCGGGGTATGCCACGGTAAGGCCGGAGATGAAGCCCTTCGGGTTCGGAGTTGAGAACAGCTCCTGGAACACCGACGACATGGAGAGCTGCGTCAGCAGAACAGCGCGACGAGCGGAATCCCCGCCCCCCGAGCTGATCTTTTCTATGTTGGCTGCGAGATCCTGAAGCGGACGGTTGTCCACGGCGTAATAATACGGATCAAGCGCCGTATAGTATCGGACTTGAGTAAGCGAGTTGGCGTCCTGAGGGACGAAGCCAGGAGTGGGCATATGATTTGAATTCCGACTAAAAAACAGGTAGTATTGTTATCTGCTCTATTTTATGTCAACTGCCGACTACATACAACTTCAATGGCAGTCCGAGGAATATTATGCGTTTTATCAAAGGTGGTATTGCATTTCGCTACCACGGCGACGAACTGGTGTGGCGTTGGCCGTGGGCAAGACGAGGGGCCGGGAAGTTCCGTAGCTCCCTTTACACTCGAGATTTTAGCGATCTCGCCAGCTACTGGAAGCACGTTGGAGTTGTCGAGACATCGCTAATCCGCTCCTCGAACAAGCTCGAATCGTTTTCCATCCTAGAGGTTCTGTCGGCCTGGGTCCGGCTGTTCTATCCTAGTGAACACGTCGTGATTCTTATGAATCTTGAGGTTTCGGCCAAAGGAATGTCGTTCTGGTCTCGATTACCCAAGAACCAGGTCGAGCACCTTCTCCGTGATGTGGTCGTTCTTCGGTGTAGTGACAAGCGAGAAATCTTCAAGCTGGTTGACTCCGTCCCTCCGTCCTTCGCCGAAGCTTACGGCTTCTCGTTCGGCCAACTCACTGAAACCAATCTCCAAGGAGAAAAGAGTTGAAAGGATTCGTGTACCTAGACGTCGACGGTCGGCTGGTCCACAAGACTTACGAGTACATCACGACCGAGAACCCTGGTTTCTGGTCAGACAACGAGGGGTACATTCTACAGAAGTGGGAATTCGACACCGAAAACCGCTCATCGATCGTGACGCTGCTCAAGCAACTTCAAAGTCTGCAGGTCGACCCTGATGTCGTCAGAGCATTTAGGCAATCCATAGGAATCCCTGTTCGCACTTCCAAGAATGATCATTCGGTTTAATGCCTCTAAAACACAAGTACTGTTCATCCACGAAGACGGCAAAGATTACAAGTTTCTCCATCAATTCCCTGCTTTTCTAAAGGGTCGAAACGATCCTTACTTCTGGGCTCCGGCAAAGCCTCATGTCATCTATAACCTTTATCATCGGCTAAAGCGGGCCAAGCGAAAGTTCAAAATCGCCCAGGATGTCTTGGACTTTCTAAATCAACCCTTTGCCTTAAAGCCTCTTCCTGAGAGTTTCAAATTCCATACCAAACCGATGGATTTCCAGGAGATAGCTCTGCGCTATCTCTACACCGTCGGCAGCGGAGGGGTTCTCTTAGATCCCGGCATGGGGAAGTCGAAGGTTGTCCTCGACTACATCCATCTGAGAGGCTTCGAGAAGTCCGTCGTTATATGTCCGAAACCGTTACTGTTCGTCTGGGAAGACGAAATCCTTACTCATCGCCCTGAGCTCACCTACTACACGGTCAAGAGCACGGATTGGGAAGCCGAAAAGGATGGCATCGCCGGCGCTCAGGTGACGATTATCAACTACAACAAGGCCGTCACGTTCCGTGAGCAGCTGAAGTCGGTTGGCTACCAGTTCATCCACCTAGACGAATTCCTCATCAAGGATCCGACAACTGATCGAACCAAGGAGCTAACCAACCTTGGCTACACGATCGGTAGCCGCTGCGGAGGGTCAGGCACGCTTGTGAACAACTCCGTTGGAGACGTCTTCGCTCCTGTGCGCTATCTCGAACCTGCGCTGGTCGGTCGAAGTTCAGCGAACTTTCTCAATCACTTCGCCGTCAAGCGCAAAGATAAAGAGGGGCGAGAGAGGATCGTGAATTTCCGTCACACGGATGAAGCTCGATCGATCCTCGAGTCGTGCTGCATCGTCATGACCAAGGAGAAGTGGCTGAAGCTGCCCCCGAAGCACTTCCACGACATCTTCGTCCCTATGACTGATGAGCAGCGCCGTGCCTCCCAGGAGCTCACTCGAAACTACATCACGACGATCCAGGGTACGGTGATCGAGATCGACAACCCTCTCGTCATGCTGTCGAAGCTCTACCAGATTTCCAACGGCTTCATCTACTACGCCCCGGAAGAGGACGAGCTTGAGAACGAAGCTGATGAACTCCTAGCTGCAGAGCCTAAAAAGAAGCGCAAGAAGCTTAAACGTCAGACGATCTTCTTCGAGAATAGCGCCAAGATCGAAGCATTGCGAAAGCTCACTTGTGAGACCATTCCTAACCGCCGAGCCATCATCTGGTTCAACATGGAAGCTGAGTACACGCTCATCAAAGAGATGCTCGAGCGTGAAGGTAAGACTTTTCTTACCATCAAGGGAGGTGAAGGTAAGACGGGGGAGAAGGTCCGCAAGTTTAATAGTGATCCTTCGATCCAGTATCTCGTCTGCCAGGCCCGATCTGTGAACTACGGTATCACTGTGCTCGGAACCACGCTGGAAAAGTTGGAAGAGTCGGACTACGAGATTTTCCCGGGGATCTCGCCAGAGGTCCACACCGAGATCTTCTATAGTATGAACTTCAGCCTGGAGGTCTATCTGCAGCAGCAGGATCGGATTCATCGGCTTGGCCAGAAACACGATTGCGACTACTACCGAATCTTTGCAATCAGCCCTGTCGAGAAGCGCATCCGCGATGCAATCAGCGAGAAGCTCACGATCAGACGAAGCTTACTCATTGATATTGCTGAGAAAATTCAAAATGAGGAGACCGAATTGGTATAAGGATTTTGAGCAGGAATTATTAACCGGAGAGCTTTGTGCAATCTTCTGTTCTCGATGACATCATCAAGACCACATCTGAAAAACAGCCTCAACCAACAGGCCAAGATGATCGGCCTCTGTATTTGTGGCTGAGAAATATTCAACCTCCAACAAAGGAAACTTATGGATGTCAAACAACTCGTGTCTGAATCGGCGGTAGCGGCAACCACAGAAAGAGGAAGGGGCATGGAACAACCTGTTCAACAATCTAGCATCGAGGAGTCTCAGCCCGGCGCCATCCTGCAGGCTGTCGAGCTCGCGGTGAAGGGCTACAGAGCCAAACATCCGAATGCTTCGGGTGCCGAAATCGAAGCCTTCGCTGACCAGGTCGAAGCTCGAATCCGGTCCTCCCGTCGTTCGTCAAGGTCTCTTGAAGAGCGCAAAGCTCGACATACTCGTCGACTGAAGGTGAATGAGCTTATCAAGAAGCATAACCTTCAGATCGAAAACATCCGGTATTTCAAGGTGCCTAGTCTCGAAGTGTGTTCTCGGGGAGGAGTGACGATGGCTTACCGTAATGAAGGCGGAAAGACCATCGTTGCCGCAGCACTCTGCAGCCAAAAAGACAACTTCGACTATCTCGCCGGTCGAGAGTTGGCTGTCGAACGATTCACTCAGGGTCTCTGGGTGGAGGTTGACACTCCTACTTTCCAGGATGCTCCTCTGGAGCAAGTGATCAAAACTTACTTCTCCTTCCTCCGGGAAGCCAAAGCTGCTCTAGCCAGTTAATCCATTTTCAAGTCTCGGGTTTCTCCGGCGAATTCGAGACTTCCCTCGGTAGCCGGAATTTATAAGTAACAACCTTTATAGGAGCCAACTCCATGCATCAAAAATCCTTTAAGGTGGGTCTTTTCTCGGCCCTTGCTCTGGTTGGAACTCTGACCGTTTCCTCTCCGGCGTTCGCTAGCAACAACAAGGGCTGCCAGGGTAACTGCGCCGGTGGCGACACCGTCAACAACATTACCAACCAAGGTGGGCAAGGAGGTGTTGGCTACGGCGGACAAGGCGGTACGGGCATCGGCCTGGGTGTCGGTATCGGCCAGGGCGGTCGTGGCGGTGACGGCGGGAGTGTCGTCGGTTCCGGCAATTCGTCGAACCTGAACAGCAACCGCAACAGCAACCGTAACACCAATACCAACACCAATAAGCAAGGCCAAGCTCAAGGCCAGGCTCAAGGCCAAGCCCAAGGTCAATCGCAGTCCAGCCGCAACGATAACCGCTCTAGCGCCTACAACGAAGGGAATAACTCTTCCCAGTCGGTGACTGTCGGCGGTGACACCTATGAAGCTGCTCGTATCCCTGTGGCCACGGCCTATGCTCCCAACATCGCTCCGACCGCGGTCTGCATGGGCTCGTCCAGCATCGGCGGTCAAGGTGTAACGTTCGGAATCTCGATGGGTACTTCCTGGACTGACGAGAACTGCATGCTGCTCGAGCAGGTTCGCACCGTTGCCGCTGTGCTCGGTGACAAGGAAATCGCCTCCGAGATGATGTGCGAGGTCAAGGCTTATGCCGAAGCTCGTGCTCGTGTTGGTAAGCCCTGCGGCAGCACCAAGGCTGTGGCCAATAGCACCACGACTCTGGTTGCTGCGAACCAGGTCAACCGGGAGCCGACCGCCGCTGAGCGTGCGGCCCGGTACACCGGCAACGACCCCATCGTTCGCCGTCGCCTGGGCCTCCCCCCTCTTGAGTAACCTCTTCTGCCCGGCTTAGGCCGGGCTTAGATTTCCATGGCGGTACCGGCGGGACCCAGTTCCCGCTTCGTCTGTAAGTTTTGTTAAGGAGTTACCGTGCAAACTTTGACTCAGCTGAAGCAGCAGTTCCTCTCTCTTGGTAAGGAGATTGCCCTCCTGGAGAAGATGAAGGGACTGGAGGAGGTTCGACCTCGCTTTTCCAAAACGAGGACTCGTAAGAAGACCTCGGGGAGGATTCTCAGCCGTACCCCTCGAAAAGAAGAGCGAGTGATCGACGGCCTGGGATTGATGCAACGGAAGAAGGTGTCGACTCGCTTTGCCAAAGCCATCAGGGTCATGCTTGAGCTGAGGACCCAACCCGGCATCGTCGATCCGACCAAGGTCAAGCTCTTCTACGTTATCAATTTCAAGAAATCCCAGGGGGTGTGGGTTGGTCGGCACGTTGACAGCGTTGGCCAAATTCTCGGCCCCGCCTTCCGTACCGCCAAGGATGCAAACAATGCTATCGAAGCCGTTGGCATTGAACGGGTCTGGGATGCCTTTGAAACGTTGCTGTTTATCGATTCGTAACCAAAAGGAGATCCCTGATGAAGAAACGTCCTAAGCGCAGATTTCTCCGGACTGTCATTCTGCTCAGCCTGTTCTTCGCAGGGATCAACATTCTCTCCGGGTGCGCTTATCATTCTCATCACGAGCCGGTTCCGGCATCGATCACCGGACCGGCTGTGATTTACGATAAACCGCCTGAATATCGGCCGCTGCGGCCGAAATATAACCCTCCGTCCCCATACTATTACTATCCCCGTACTAGACTAACGCCTGGCTATGGGATATATTACCACTGGGATTAGGAGAGGATTCTAAACTCGAAAAGACCGGTAATTCTTATTCCCGGTCTTTTTTTAGAGTATCGAAGACCAGTGAATCCTGACCTTATCAATGCCGGCTTCAATTTTATCGCCGGATTCTTTATACTAAACAATTGCCGAGTACTCTTGAGGCAGAAGCTCGTCCGAGGCGTGAGCGTCATTAGCGTCACGTTCTATCTTCTCTGGGGAATTTGGAACATCTTCTGGTTTCAATATCTGGACACGCCATGGAGTTTCTACGCCGGGCTATTCGAGATGCTGTCCAACTGCCTTTGGATTGGGCTGATGCTCTATTTCAATTTCAAGGAGAAACGAGCTTCTTAAGGCTCGTAATAACAGGGTCGATTAGCGACCCGACCCGGCCGCAAGGCCATTTTTTCATTAAGGACTTACTATGACCATGACCGTTCGTAACACCCTGGTTAATCACAACAAAGACAACAATGGGCGGGCCTCGAAGCTGCTCGAAGCCCCTGGTTGCCCCTCAGGTCAGCAGATCATCGAAGCCATCGAGATCTCCAACCATTTATTCGATTCCAGCCTCGTCAACATCGGCGTCGGCGGCATCAAGGTCACAGTCAAGGCTGCAGAGCTGAAGGCAGCCGTCGACAACGCTCGGAACGCCGTGTGGGACGTCGTATGATGCTGATGCGCTCCCAAGGCGTGTCACGGCGACGTTCTGGCCGAGCTCGCCTCGGAGGCGTGTCGTGACCGGCAAATCGCTTGAGCTCGGGAATCTCCCTGATTGGCCTCGATTCCTCTCGACGGACGAGGCCGCCCGATATCTCGGCGTTTGCCGGGACGTTTTTGAACGAGAGGTCAGACAAGGGCTCTGGCCTTCTGGTATTCCCCGAGGAGCCAAAGGAGGTAAACTGACCTGGGACCGAAAGGCCCTGGATAGACGTGTGGATCAACTATCGGGAGTGTCTATGGATGCCACGCAGAAGGAGGACGGATACGAGCGTCGGCGCAGGGAAGCTGCCGCCCGACGTCAAGGTTACTCGCAAACGGACGGCCGACGGGACCGTTAAGGTTTACTATTACCGCCGGTCGACTGGAAAGAAGATCGAAGGAGAGCCTGGAACGTCTCTGTTCGAACAGAGCTGGCGGGCCGCCGGCATACCGAAGGATGAGCCAGGTCCGGAGCCAGCTGAAACCATCGGGGAGTTCGCCTTGCTGATACGACGCTTTCAGAAAAGCCCCGAGGCGAACAAGGCCAGTGCCGACAGCATCAAACAGAGGAACCGGTACCTGACCAAGATCGAAGACAGATTTGGATATATGACCCTGTCTGACTTGCAGGATGACCGGGCTTGCGAAGAGTTCTTCGAATGGCGGGATGAGATGGCACACGTCCCGGTTAAGGCCGACAAGGCGATACAGACTCTGAACCAGGTCCTCAAATGGGCCAAGAGCCGCAAGCTGATCAAAGTCAACCAGGCCGAGGACGTGACGAAGCTTGTCGATAACCGGGAATCCCTCCGACGCAACCGGGCCAAGCTCGTCTACACCCCGGCCATGGTAGATACCCTCTTTGAGGTACTTCGGCCCTGTGTCCGAGTTGCCTTCCTGCTAGCCCTTTACACCGGGGCGAGAATGGGGGATCTATGCGGGTTTCGTTGGAACATGATCGATAGCGACGGTTGGTTGATCTACACCCCGTCGAAGACCCGGCATAGCACAGGGATCGAAGTCCACGTTCCGACGTTTGCCCTACCTCCGTTGAAGGCCCTGCTCGAGAGCCTGCCCAGAAGGCCGCACGGTCACATCCTGTCTTCGGATTACGGCCGAAAGATGAGTAAGGACACGCTCAAGAAGCACTGGGCAGAGGATCGAAACAAGACCTCGATCCGACTGCATTGGCACGACATCCGGGGAACCACCGTGACTCGGCTGCTCGCCGCCGGCTGCACCCATGCCGAAGTGGCTTCGATCACCGGTCACGCCCTGACCAGTCCGGTTGCCGGAATGACTCAGGAGCAGGCCCGGTCTCTTGCCCGCTACGGAGCCATCAACCGGGACATGGCCTTGAACGCCTACCGGAAGTGGACCGCCGCGGAGTTCTCCGACTTCACGGCCGACGACAACGTCATACCGCTGCAACGGCGGAAGGCACCGGCTGCCTGAAGGCCATGGAACGGTCTGGGAACATGCTTTCGGTAAAGGGAACTTTCTCGCTAAGTGTGTTTCCGTTCTGTTTCGACAACTGAGTGACAACCGTCCCGTAAGTCATTGATTTTGGCTCGGTCGCTCTGATGACCCAGTATTGAGTTGAAATCAGAATTTCCCGTTTTCTTTGAACGGGTTAGGCTTACGGGATGGTTGTCAGTTGTCGTTTGCGGTTGTCGTTATAATCCGACATTTTCCGATGTGCGGAAGGTCGGTTGTCAAAATCGTATCCGGTCCGGACTGATCCCAGAATCACCCCTCGGATTGGTATAAGAAATGTGTCAAGAGATTTCTTTCTCGACACCCTTAACCGATTCCAGTGGAGGAATACCCATGCTACTGTCTGCCCTCAAAACCCTGTTCAAGCCGCGTCCCCTCGACTCCGAGGCTTACCCTCAGACTCATCATCGGGACTACGACAATCCGGATATGGAGGCCCTGTTCGGAGATCTGCCTCGTATGATCAACCCCGCCGGGGAGGACGACACCGATCGCATCCGCCAGCGAGTCGTAAAAGCCTACCCCGAAGGTCCTCATCTCCCCGACCAGACTATAAACCGTCGCAAGCTGTACATGGCCATCTATGATCTCCGCACCAAATCGAAGCGCGGTTGGATTGCTGACGATCATGTTCGACGGATTAACAGCGCCCGGGATGGGATACTGGCTTCCTAAGCCTGACCTGGGCTAACATATATATGGCCCGGCCGCTTCCGGGCCTTTTTATCCCCTAGGAGATATTAATGCCGAGAATCCGACGATGGGTCGGAGGGTTCCTTATATTGCTCATTCTGATTATTCTCCCCGCCTGTAGCACGATCAAGCCTTCTTCGGATCCTTCCAAAATCCCTCCTGCCGACACCGACACCCGCCTAGCCTCCGACCTCGATGCCCTGGGCGATTTAATCAACATTCTTCGAGACGCCCCGCAGCCCGCCGTGGATCCGGACGCTGAACTTGTTCAAGCTCTGGCTAAACGATTTCGCAAATCGGAGGAGTTCATCCAGCGGGTTGTAGACGCTGCCGATCGGTACGCCTATCCCGACTATCCGAAACGGGAGAACATCCTCGCCATTATCTCGGTCGAATCAAGCTTCAACCCCAAGGCTGCACATCGTGGATCGCTCGGCTTGATGCAAATCCACATGAAAGTCCACCGGAAGGAGTTCCGGGGACAGAGCCCCTACGACATCGACAGGAACATTGCCGTCGGCGTCAAGATCCTACGGGGCTACTACGAGGATCTAAACCACCGGGAACGAAGTGCTGTCCTCGCCTACAACGCCGGCATCGGCAATTTCCTCAAGGGCCGATACGTCAGCGACTATCACAGAAAGTATATGCGGGAGCTGGCCTACATCCGGTCAATTACACAATAGGGCGTTGGTATAAGATCCATGTAGAAACCTGTCATCTAGGAGATATCTCATGATGAACGTAATCGGCACCTTTGCCGCTTTCGTTTCCGCTTTGATCGTTGCCGTTGTCATCGGAGCCGTCGCAGTCGCTCGGACGGCTTCTGGTTGGACCCGTATTGTCTTCCCGATGAAGAAGGCCTCATCCTCTTGATCTGATGACGCAACCTCAGCGGCGATAGAGGTTCTCTACCTTAGGCCCTTAAGGCCGGCCGGGAGTCACATCCCGGCCTTTTTTTAGTTCCTGAGAAAGTTCGTCAGGAGAGTAAAATTCGGATAGAACCTCAGGGAGCAATATGTCTTTTCAGAAGAAACCGGCTGATTCCGTAGCCGGACTGCCGAAAACTCTCCGAATCCTCGGAAAGCGATTCCACATCCGCATCCTCAAAGACGGAGAGGAGCCCGAGGTCGACGGACTTATGGAGATCAACAAGCAGCGCATCTCCATCCGCCCTCAAGAGGCTTTAGAGCAGGTTCAGGATACGAGTCTTCACGAAGCGATCCACGCTATAGATGAATCTCTATCTTTGGGAATGACTGAAACTCAGGTTCATCAATTGGCTGTAGGTGTTCTGGGTCTGTTAAAGGATAACCCTGAATATACCAAGTGGCTCTTGAAAAACGACTGATCTTTCTATTACACGACTATATACCGGCCTGGACTCTTCCAGGCCTTTTTATTTCTATCTGACCGTGTTATTCTAAAGGCTCAGGAACAGGATGTTAGATGCAAGACTTATTTGATGTACAGATGAAACATATGGACACCCTTCTGAAAGGCCCTGAGCGGATACAGGAGGAGGATCTGGTAACCCGTGCCGTGCTAGAGATAAGCAAGGTCGCGGGGCAGATCATGAGCGATTTTCAAGCCCAGCGTTTCTCCGAAGCTAAAATTGACCCTACCAAGCTGAAAACCCTCATCTTCTCCGCCACGGAATGGGTCACGGCCCTGTTCTACTGCTTGGAGATAGACCCTCCGGATTTCGAAGAAGTGTCCGATTTTGCGAACCAATTTGAAAGTGAAGTTGCCGCGGACGTAATCTTAGCGTCCTTTCATATGCAGGGCTCTATAGCGGATTTCGCACTGGGTTACTTCTGCGAAGATTCCAAGGCAGCCATTGAAGAGCTGGATAACTACCTAGGGGAGGTTCTTGCCTGCCTGGAGCTCATATCCAGGAGATTGGAGACTACGCTCTCCAAGTTAATAATGAATATCTAATCTTGGTATAAGTTCATTGAGAGGAGATACGTTTTCCAGAGTCGTGCCGAGTCCGACTAACCCCCGGTATCGGCTGTAGCGGCGTCTCTGAAAATCACTGGATCGTTGTACGCGTCCATCCTCCACCGCGGATCCAGATCTCCTCTCGTTCCTCCCTGTCGCACGAACCTCTGGCGTTGCGGCTTTCCTTTTTATTGGTGAAACACCCCATGAACGTTGAAACAGACGAGCGGGACATTTTGTCCTTTTTTCCCTACTCCCCTTCGAGGCCAGCCCCTAGAAGTTCTCAGAAAGCCGTTTGCAAGGAAATCGATAAGGTCTTCCGTGAAGGGAAGAGGATCGTCATCCTCGAGGCTCCCGTAGGTTCCGGCAAGTCAGCCATTGCGATGACGTTTGCCCGGAAGTTCAAAGACTCTCACATCATAACTCCCCGGAAATCTCTCCAAGACCAGTACTTCGAGGACTTCCCGGATGACGTTGTGCTTATGAAGGGTCGCAACGCCTACCCTTGCACCACGCATGCTCCACGAAAGATCTACCTGAAAGTCATTCAGGATATCAACAACGGTAAGATCCGTGCTCCCTCTCGGGATGAGGACAACTGCGCCAACGCTCCCTGCCGAAACAGCGAGGCGATCTATAAGGCTTGCACTGGACGTCAAGGTCCCTGCCCTTACAACGTTGCGATCGAAGTTGCACAGAAGCATCACACGGTGATTCACAACATCCACTCATTCGTCTTTCAGACCAACTTCGGCGAGAAGTTCGAGAAACGATCGCTGATGATCATCGACGAGGCGCATGAAATCGAGGATGTGCTACGCGGCTTCATCTCTAAGAAGTTCACGCTTCCACACGTCGTGTCCCGAGAGAGGATCCCTCACTGCGAGACCATAGACGACTGGTGCGACTTCTTTGGTCAGCCGGAGTTTCTTCCAGAAGTAACGGCTGCTGAACGGGCTCGAAAGGAGGCTGACGAAACCTACGTCACCAACCTTGAGAGATATCTGACTCAAATCGACGTTCTCAAATCCTGCTCAGAGTATTACGGCAGAGAGTTCACGGTTCGGAGTCAACCTCATTTGGCCGGTAGTCGGCAGATCGGCGTCGTTTTCGAGTTCATTCCTCACAACATCGGAAACGCCGCCAACAAGTACCTCTTCTCTTACGGGGATAAGGTTCTACTGATGTCCGGTACGATCTACGACAAGGAACAGTACTGCCGGTACATCGGAATCAATCCGTCTGAAGCCTATTTCATCCGAGTTCCGTCAACCTTTCCTGTCAAGAATCGCCCGATCTACGCCAAGGCCGACTACCAGGTCGACACGTCGCACCGGAACTGGAACGACAACTTCAAGGAGATGATCGAGAAGATTACGAAGATCATGAACATATTCAAGGATGTCAAAGGCCTCATACACGTACCTTCTTATGAGGCTGCCGAAGAGATTGCCAGCTGGCTTTCCCCTGAACGGGTCGTCACCCACAGCAGGCACGATTTTCAGGAGAAGCTCGAGGCGTTCTACGCGTCCAAGGATCCTCTCGTGTTCATATCTCCGGTCTGCCAACAAGGTGTCGACTTTAAAGGAGATCGGGCTCGATTCCAGATCATAACCAGGATTCCATATCTGAACACGGCCGACCCATTCGTCGAGTACAAAGTTCAGAACGACTTCCCCTGGTACAACTACAAGGCTCTCGTGACGTTTGGTCAGCAGATCGGTCGCGTGAATCGAGCCGAGAACGATTACGGGGCCACCTTCCTTATGGATGAACGGTTCAATCGCTTCATCGCACGTAACTCGAGCAAACTGCCGAAGTGGCTTCGTGACGCCATTGTCTACAAATAAGGAGTCTTAATGTTCTTCCATATCAATGAAGATGTTTTGCGTCGATTTGCAGAGCAAGCCAAGGCCAAGGCCGCGGCCAAAGAAGCTGGTCAGGCATTTCCTGGCATCAAGTTTTGGATGGACGCTAAGGACGGGGCAATCGTCATTGACGATCCTTCGCTGCTGATCTCCGTCTCGGAATCAAAGGAACCCATCTCCGATGAGGAAGTGGATCGAGTGTCGTTCTGGAACCCTCCTAAAGGATGGCGACCCATTCGTCAGCACCCCGACTGGATCGAGGACGACGAGGAAGAGGCTGAGAGAGGGCAACCCGGCCCTTAATCAACTGTTTATGGAGCCATAACCATGATTCAGGACACAGACATGAACGCGGATTTCCACAACGGGCCGAACCTGGGCCTGGAGCCGACGACGCCGAGGCAAGTGAGGCGTGAATACCTGACGCTGGTGTTCGAAAAGCCGATCAGCCCGGCAGTGCACGCCATTTTCTCCGCACAGGAATGGGTTGCGGCGTCGCATTACGATGTGTTGCAAGAGCGTGATAATTATGCGCGGGAAGTCGCGGAACTAAGGGCCGAGAACAAGCGCCTGCGCGAAGTTCTCGCCGCGGAAGAGCTAGTTAGGGAATCCGAGCGGCTCGGCCTCTATGACCTCAAGGATAATCCATGACCCACGTCATTCAACACGAAAACGTCCGCGTCGTCGTCATCGACGGAGAGCCGGATGATCGGTGCGAGCTCTGCCACAAGGTCTCTGAGCTCCGCCCCTACGGACCCAACGGTGAACGCATCTGTTTCACCTGCGGGATGGAAAACAAGGTGATGACCGAACGCCGAATGGGCCAAGTTCTGTTCGGCGAGGGCTTCGACGCCTAACCAAGAAAAGGTATGAAACTCAAATTCAAATTCAAACTCCCCTCTTTGAAGCTCAACATCGACTGGCTGAAACTGAAGTACAAGGTCAAGGCCTTCTTCGTCTTTATCCCGCAACTCGGCATTCGTAATAAAAGGACGAGCAAGGTGTTCGACGCCTGGCTGTGGGACAGATTGAAATCTCATCGCCCCGAATGCATCAGCGAATATACCTGCCTTATCGATGGGCGAACAATCTGGATTCAAAACTATCCATACGCCTCCGGCCACCTCAACGAACTTGGAAAGCCGGAGCTGTATTGCTCCCGGGCGACCGCGGTGAGATTGGGCGACGTGCTGAAACCTCATCTCGATGCGATCAAGGCTGAGGGAGAGCGCATCAAGCGAGAGGAAGAAGAGGCCCTAAAGGCCGAGTTCAAGGTGAAGCCATGAAAAGCGGGACCTACCCCGAAGCTCTAAGGCCGGCTTCGACGAACTGCAGGCCGGGTTCCTCGCCAGGCTCGGCTCCGAGTCCCGTAACGAGGCGATCTGGCGGGGGGTGTCCGGCGCCGCAGCTGTCATCACACTGTACTATATGGCTGTGTTTGTCGGGCCCGCCGTTTTCTGAGATTCCAGACCTGACCATCGGATACTAATCCAGGAGGAAACCACCATGACCACCACCATGACCATCACCGAGCGTGAAATCGAAGCCCTGCGCGACGCAGCCGGGGCGCATGGGGATCTGGAACAGGTCGCAATCTGCGACCAGGCGCTGGCTGGCGACATGCACGCCTGGCGTGAGTGCGAGCGCGTCATCGCCGACGCCCGCGCGATGTCCGACAGTGACAAGCCATTCATCCCAGACCTGACCATCGGATACTAATTGTTTACTGGTGGATGACCGCCCGGCCCAGCCGGGCCAACTAACCGGAGAGAAAGGAGTGAACGACTACCACAACGGCGACAATTTGGGACTGGAGCCGACGACGCCGTCCCCCGAGCCGCCTGCTGCGCCCAAGGCTGAGCCGAGCGACGAGGAGATCGACGCTATCGCAGCGTCTATGCCGGATGGCGCTGGCGGGATGCTCAAGCAGTGGGGTTATCGGCAATTCGCCCGCGCCCTTCTGGCCCGCTACGGGCAGCCTGCCGCGAGCGCGGAGCCGGTGGCGCAGATATACCGGAAAGGGTTTCAGCACGGCTCTATCGTCTGGACGGCCGCAGGGCTTGCTGCTGACCTGCCGGACGGCACCAGTCTGTACGCCGCCCCCGTTGCCGCCCAGGCCCAGCCCAAGCGCCGACCGTATAACGCAAGCGCCTCGTTGAGCGAGTACGGCATTTTTCCTGAATGCGATGCCGCCCCTGCCGCCCAGCCTGCCGCGAACCCAGAGCCGAGCGACGAGGAAATCCTGAGCATGATTGCCGGTAACAATCATCCCTACACAGAAGCTCAGTTCATTAACTTCGCCCGCGCCCTTCTATCCCGCTACGGCAGGCCCGCACGGGATGCGGACGAGTACCAGGCAATGCTGGCAGTCATGGAGCAGATCGACCCGGCCACGTTCCCAGGTCTCACGGCCGCGCAACGTTGCGCCCTGAGCCGCTTTGCCAAGCCATTGTCCGCGCTGCCGCAGAGGTCGGCAGGCGAATGATTGAGGAGATGAAATGAACACTCATGACATTGAAACCGTCTTACGCAGCTTTTTGACAGGTGATGGATACATAGCTGCCGACGATATCCCTGCAATTTGCGCCGCCCTCGAAGCAGCGCGGGGGGACGGCTGGCAGCCGATAGAGACGGCGCCCAAGGGGGCATGGTTCTTGGTCCATAGTGATCGAGGCTGGATCGGACTCGCTCGTCGCTCAGATCCTGACTATGCGCCCGATGAAGGTTGGTTTGAGGACGAGCACACCGAGTTTCTCGACCCAGCATGGCTTACACACTGGCGCCCGCTCCCCGCACCACCCGCCATCGACCGGGCGCGCGGGAAGAGTGGGAAGGAGGCGATCAATGACTGACCGCGAAATGCTTGAGATGGCGGCTAAGGCAGCCGGCAACGTTGCGCTAATTCACAACGCGAACACAGGGGAAAAATACTTCGGGGTTGTTCCCAACAATAAGCATTGCCATGGGGGAACCGCAAGGTGGAATCCGCTCACCGATGACGGCGATGCGCTGCGGCTGGCGGTGAGGCTGCACATTGAAATCGAGCCGGTTCCGTTCGGTGGTCGAGCAATCGTGCGTGATGACGACGACTACGGCGAACAGTTCGATGAAGAATCGTCGGACCGCATGGCCGCCACTCGCCGCGCCATTGTCCGCGCCGCTGCCGAGATCGGGAAGCGCACCACCGCGCGGGAGGGTGATCAATGACTGACCGATCCAAAGCCACCACCCACGCCGCCGATTGCTGGTCGTGGGGACCGGCGCACTACGAGTGCGCGGTGCGGGAGATTGAACGGCTGCGTAAGATGCACCAAGACGCCTACCAGCAAGGGCTAGAGGCCGGGTTTAGGATTCAAGAAGTCAAGCGCCAGGATGACGCACGGCTGGCCCGCGCAGCAGGAGGCGAGCATGCGTAACAAATGCACAGGCGTGGCGGGCTTCCTGTTCGGCCACAACTTCCAGCCGGTCTATGAAACCGGCCCGGTCAACCCAGAACCGCTCAGGGGGTTGGATGTGAAAGGCGATTGCGCAGGATACGTCCTTAGAAAGATTCTGGATGCCAACCAGCGGCGCACGCTGCGCGTCATGGTATGCCGGAGGTGCGGGGCACAAAGTGGAGGCGAGCATGGCAACTGATATCCGTAAGCGCGTCGATGACGTTGCGGTCGTGCGCGGTCTTGGCTCGATGGACTACGGCATGAGCGCAGTGGTCTACACGCACTCGGAAGAAATCGACGGCGATGACCTGGACGCCGCCATGCAGCGCACCAACGATGGAGGTGCGGAATGAAAGTCACGCTATACAGGCAGCCCTACGGCCACACGGTAGATTTGGACATCACCAAGGTTCTGCCGGAGGACGCCGCGTTTTTCGAGAAAAACAACATCCGCATCAGCATGGAAGAAGTGGGCGGTATGTTCGCCATCTATGCTGACGATGGGACCAAAACCGAGGACGGCGAGCCAGACGAGCTAATCGAACTGTCTCAGGGGCGAACGTGCGAGGAAACATTGCACGCGCTGCGCAAGCAGTGCGAGCAGCGCATCACCGCGAGGGAGGGCAGCAATGACTGACCGCTACGAGAACATCCGCAAGGCGCTGTCGCATGAAATATGGGCAGCTGCGCAGTTGGCCCCCGGCGAAGGAATCGTGGATGGTGTAGCCCGCGTAGAAGCCTTGCTGCGGAAGGCGGCCCATCCCGCAATCACCCACTGCGACAACTGTGGTTGTGATTGGTTAGACAACGGATTGAATCCTATCGGTTGTCCCTACTGTGAGTTACGCCAAGAAACTGAGCGTCGATGGGAAGATAACCGGCGTGTCAGCATGAATACATAAGGATTAAACATGCGCTTTGGAAACTTTGTTGTAGTAAAACACAACGGCAAAATCGTATGTGGGAAAGTCGGGGATCAAGGTATTTACCTTAAACAAATGGGTGATGCTAATCCCATTCCATTCCGCGAAGTAGAACCGTTGTTCGAAATCGAAGTGCATAGGCCATTCCCTGAGTACTTCAAAGTTGACGACTTTAGGAAGTTTGTCATAAGCACACTGACAGATGCCGACCCCGTAAAGGGTCCCCATCCCGCGATCACTCACTGCGAGGGATGCGGGTGCGACTGGCTGGACAACGGCCTAAACCCGGTCGGCTGTCCGTACTGCAAGCAGTCCGCTGAGACCGAGGCGCTGCGGGCGGAAGTGGAGCGGCTGAACCGCTACTATAAAAACGGCATCGACTGCTTTGCTAATCCTTGTGAAAGGCACAGTGGTGAAAGGACACCGCCCTTCTCCGAGTTCTTTGAGAAGTACGGCGGGCAGTGCCTGATCTGTGTGGTGGACAATAACAAGGCCCTGCAAGCCGAGAACGAGCGGCTGGCGGAAGCTCTGGCGGGGCTGATTACTTGGATTCCATCGGCAGATACGTATCGACGCTTGGGCTTCGATCCTGAAGCACCGATGCAAGTGTTGGAGGATGCCCGCGCCGCACTCGCACAGGGTGAATATCACGGGCGCAACCCGAAATCCAGGGAGGAATGATGAAAAAGAGTATCCTTGCAGTCGTCGCCGCGACCATCTTTGCGGCGCCGAATTCTCATGCTTCGGACGCGGCTGAGTTTTGCGACGCGCTGGCCAATATAGCCGAGATGGCTGCGATTGATCGAGACCGTGGCACTCCGGCCGCAAGCATTCAGGAATTCGCCGCGAGGCAGCGGCACATCAGCGCCGAGACCCGTGCGCTGGTGATCTCTCTTATTGATGGGATCTACACCGACAGGCGCATCAAGAAGATGTCGCCCGAGCAGGTCCGTGCCTCGGCGTTCGTTAGCTGCTTGCGGTATCGGAAGTGATGAGGACCGTATGAATCTGATCAAGCTAGAGGAGCGCATCGCCGATTCGGAGGCCCGCGCAGCGCTGGCGCAGGAGGGCGGGCAATGACTGACCGCTACGCACGAATCCGCGAGGCGCTGGCGATGGGGTCGGCTGACGCAGAGGCCGCGCTCATCGCCGCCTGCGACCCCGACACCATCCAGGCGCTGCTTGATGAGCGTGACGCGCTGCGGAGAGCGCTTATCAGAATCCTCGAAAACGAGGCACCTGACGAGTTCTGCGGCTACGTGCTCGACGATGATTTGCGAGAAGAAGCCCACGCCGCCCTAGACCAGGAAGCCGTAATAGCTACCAAATACCGCGTCTACATGGATGAGTTAATTGATGGTAAGGGCTCAATTAAGGGCGGTTGGTACGGTGGCGACTCGGATGCAACTATGAACACATACATCTATTGGAGAACACCCAATAAGAAGAAAGCCCTCACCTTCAGCAGGCAGGAAGCAATTCAACTCATATCTGATGCACGAATGAGAGGGTACCCATGCCATGCCGAACCCCCAATTATCGAAACTTTCTAAGGAAGGTAATAGTGAATCAACCAAGTGTGCCCGAGGGGCGAGACCTCGCAAAGATCGACGCCGCAATGAGAAAGGAGAGCAGGCAATGAATACGATCCCTCAACCCGGACAGGTATGGGAGCACTACAGCGGTAACCGCTTTACGGTAGTACTAATCGCCAACGAGGGCGCGGTTGACAGGGATAAGTATCCGATGACTGCCGTGTTTCAAGACGATCTAGGACGCGTGTCGGCATTACCGCTGTACGAGTTCTATCGCAGATTTACTCCGGTGGATGACACCGCCATGCGAAAGGAGGGCAAGCAATGAGAGACAAGCAAATCAACGACGGCGACGTAGTAGTCGCCGAGGCGGCGGGCTGGCCGCTATGGCTCGTGCACCTGAGTGACCTGCTGAGCGATGGACTGCCCGCTGGCGAGCGTGAGCAATTCCATGCCGACCTACGCCAGGCGGTGCCTGCGGGCGTGGACCTGGACCCGATCAAGTACCGCATCGCCATCGCTCGCCACGAGCGCGGTATAGCGCACCTGGCCGGTAATACCGCGCCATACGCGAAGCAATGTGTCGACGCGCTCAAAGAGGTCATTGAGTGGTGCCAGGCCGAGATATCCGGGACGAGCAGCGAAGAGTTGCGGTCGGCGGCGTGGGAGGCGGC